AAACGACGGCCGCGCTCATCTGCGGCGGCATTAAACCCGCCCAGCGAAATCCTGACGGGTCGATGCCCGTCGCGGTACCATCGCTTACCACCTGTGACCACTTCTCGTTGAAGAGTGTGCGGAAATGGCTATAAGCAGAGTGCGTGATTCCAGGGATGTATCCAGTCGCGCGATAGGACGCGACGCCCGTGCTGCTGTTGAAGCCGACAGGCATCTGCGTCAGCTCCCACTTCGCGGTTGCGCCGTCGTTCTGATTGACGCTGTAGCAAACCAGCTCGCCGATCTGTGTCTCGTCAGTACCCGGCACCCACGCGTTGTCGTCCACGTTCTGCGGAAGGACGGCGACGACTGCATTGTCTGCGTCGCTCCAGAGGCCCTTGCCTGTCGTGAAGTTGATCGAATCGATAGTCGCCAGCGCCGTCGAGGTCGGACAGGGCGTGAGCACGCCTGGACGTCTCGAGACAACGTTGGTAGCGATTGCGCACGAGCCAGCGGGGAGACCGTTCGGGTTCGGGTTCGTGGCCAGGCCGGTCACCTGGATCTGTGTCAGCTTGGACTTGGGCATTAGAAGTTGCCCCAGCCGCCACCCCAGCCCCAGCGCCCAATGCGACGGCGCAAGTACGTATTCCGTGTCTTGAACACGGGAGGCTGGCCCTTTGAACGAGGCATCGCGATGTCCACAATGTTCTTGATCGCCAGCTCCGCCTTCTGCGAGAACACCTGAGCTTTTTCAGAGTCGCCCTTCTCGGCGAGCACGACCGCGCCCACGTAAGACACGAGCGCGTTACACAACTCCTCGGGCAACTGAATGTAGCCCGTCACATCTGGAGCTGTGACGTATATGTCCTTGGCGCCGTCATCAAGTGGCGCGGCTTCTATGATTGCCGCTTGGTCGAGCGTGAGTTGAATCGTAAGGTTGCTTGGTCCGGTCGCCATTCCGACGGCACTAACAGCTACGAGCTCATGATTGCCCGAGCCCCACTGCAAATCAAAGGGCGTCGGGTCTGTGTAGCTCTGTTGATTGACACCCTCCAGTTCGAGATCATAGGAGTCGCCACCAAGCGAGGTGATCGAGATGATGCGACTCTGTATGTCAGAGACCCAATCATTCCAATCCGCAAGAAAGCTCGGGCGCACATAGTACCAGATGCGCAACGTCCAATTACTAGTCGGCGTCGGGAAGATGACAACGTTGTCCGCCTGGTATGTGAAGGCTGCGGGTCGACCAGCGTTATTGAGACCCTCGTAGTCTGTCGCCTGAATGCTCGTGAGCACGTTCAGAAGATACATGCCTCCGCCCGTGCCAGAGTTACTCACGAAGCACTCGATCTTCTCGAGCCCTTGCACGATCGAACGTTCCGGCAATCGGTAACGGCTCACACCTGCTGTCGTCGTGATGTCTGTGCTGTGGAGCCACGTTCCGTTTCGGAGCATAACGACGGGCTGAGTGAAGCGTTCCATCAAACCCAGATGACCCTGAGTCAGAATGAACTGCGTAGTAATATCCTCGTCATTGTCGGGAACCTGACTGAGGTCCCGTACTTGTTCTACGAAATCGAATGTGTCCACAGCTTGGCCCCTTATCGGAGAATATCGTCTTCGTCGTTGTCGCTAGGCCCGCCGTATGAGCCAGTCCCGGCCGTTGGCCCGTAAACCTCATTCTCACTCATGAGCTTGCCGCCGTTAGGTCCGGCAATACCGTCCGCATTCGGCCCCCCGTCACCTGGCGTGTGGGGCTTCTGCGCGCCTCCGAGCCCTTGGAGCATCCCGCCCAGTCCACTCAAAAGCCCACCTCCAGATTCCCCGTGTGGCTGCGGGCTTTGGCCCATGTACGCGGCCATCTCGTCTTGCTTCTTCTGTTCGGCCTGCTTCTGCTGGTTCTGCAGAAGGCCTGTGATCATTGGCAGTAATTGCAACATAGTCTATTAACGGTCTAAAAAACAAAACCCCGAGCGCGCACGATCGACGCGCACGCTCGGGGTAAGCAAAGCTACAATTAGCGATTAGGTAAGCGAAGGCAGACTATCGAAAGTATTCTCGATGCCCGTGAACCAGATCGACGTGTAGAAGAAGTCAGCAATCAGAGCCTGATCGCTGTAAGTACGAAGTTCCGCGCCGTTGTTAGACGGCAGCTGCAAGAAGAAGAACTCATCAGGGTTGCCGGGCAAGGTCGCGGTAATATCGCTCGACCCAACTCGATGCCAAACATCCATCGGGATGAATGCGGCATTGCCCTGTTTCATGTACTGGTACGGCTTGATAGTCACAACACCGCTTGCGGTGATGAACTCCAACTCCTTGAAACCAGGCGAGGCCTTCCCGCCCATCGCGTCGCCGAAGTAACGCCGCAGCGCAACCTCGTCGTTCAACAGGTCAGTCCAAGTACGATTACAGAGATAGAGCTTTCCGCCGCGCTTGAGGCCGTTGTCAGCCGCAATCGACAGAGCGCCAGTGACGTTGTCGAAGGTCAACACGCCATTGACGGCGAAGTTGATCATCTTCCACTGCGGGTAGGTCGCGTTGCTGATGCCGAAGATCGAACCGCTTGTCAGGGCGATCGACTCGACCCCGAGCATGCTGTTTCCGACTGCGCCGTGGAACTCAATCGAGTTACCGACAGCTCCCGCACCGCCAGATGCGATCGCGGTGACGTCAGTGAGATTGCCCGTAACAGTCAGTCGGCACTTCTGCACGTCCACGCCCACGACCTGGAGGGCCGCGTTCGTGTTGCGCAAAGTCGCGCCGTTGTAGAGATCGAAGAGACCGTTCTGGTAATTCTGCCAGAAACCGGGGACGAAGCTCGCGCGGGTGATCGTGAGATAGATCTGACCAGCTGCGGGCGTGTTGAGCGCACCAGTAATCGAGACTACACCGATATTGCTAGTCGGTGTGGAGGCGCTACCAGGACCCCACCACAGCTGCATCTCTCGAAACAGCTCGTGACCCTGGGTCATGCCGAGAATCTTGATCGCAACGCCCTGGTCGTAGGCCTTCGCGCTGTCACCCTTGGACTCGGACAGGGTCGACATTTGACCGTAAGAAATCTGACTGCGAACAGTCATTTCTGCACCGGACACGGTCGCATCCTGGTAGATTGCGTCCACGGCTTCGCCGAGGGCGTACGCATTGTGGGTGAGCGAGAAGCTCACGCCGAGCTCGAGACCAAGCCTCACAGGCCAGTAGTACTCTCGACCGATTTTCTTGCCCGTCATAAACTTGACGTCGCGGGCAAAACTGTCTTCGGGTGCAAGCGGATCAGCGAGGTCGCCATAGACCTGCTTCAGCAGTGCCCCGGTATTAGCGGAATCAGCAGCCATAAATTATTTAAGAACCTTTAGTGTTATAAGAAACGAAACTAAGGTCTTCTTAGAGACTGCCGAGGTTATCCTGAGGCGCCTTTAGCCGGCTTGTCCTTGCGGGGCCGAGACTGACTGAGCATAACGAGGGCCTCGCGAGTACTCGCGAAGAACCATTACAAAACTAGTATAGCAGGGTCAGGAAATTACCTGATTCTCACTCCCTGACGCTCGCGCATCTCGCGCATGATCTCATCGGTGGTCTTCTTCGGGCCGGCCTGCTTGGGCGCGCGGTCGGAGACCTGCTTGCCCGCTCGAGTATCGAGAGGCGCGGCTCCTGGACGTGCCGGTTGTGCCGCTGGCTGTTGGCCGTGCGCGCGCAAGAAGGTGTCGATCTCTTCCTTCACGATACGAACGGCTTCGTTCACATCGCGGCGAGTCAGGGGCTTCTCACTGCCATCGCGAGGCTCGGGCTTGCTGTCGTAGATGCGCTGCAAGTGTTGAGCTGCTCGATCCCAGTACTGCGGATGCTTGACAGGGTCGATGTTCGCAGCCTTGAAGGCTTCCATTGCAACGGTCTGCACAGCTGTTGAGCGCTGCTCGAACTGACGCTGCTCTTGAACCTGGCGCTGTTGCTGGCTCTGGCGCTCTTGCTGGCGCCGATGGTTGTCGAGCTCCATCCGAGCCTGCTTGCCCTCGAGCCACTCGTCACCAGGGCCACGCTGGCCGTCTTGAACGCCCGCCTGTTTGTTCAAGAAGTCGCGGGTCGCGTATTGCGTCGCAAGCATCTTGGCGGCTTCCAAAACCGGCATGCCCATCGATTGCATCGAGTACAAAAACTGCTCGGGGCTTTCCTTCATACCGCGAAGGTCTTCAACGAACTGATTGCGTTCGCCGTAGAAGCCGTCACGCTCCTGCTTGAGCGCGTTCATTTGCTGTGAGAACTTCTCACGCATCATCGCTCCATTGCGCATGGACGCGACCGAGCCCTCCCACTCATGATCACCGTCTTTCAGGTTGAGCATGAGCTTGTCGTGAAGCGCGTCGGGGAGCTTCCCCTCGCTGATAGCTTGCAGAAGGTCTTGCACGGGTACCCCGTGGATGCCCTCCTTGTAGTTATCGAGCCAGCCATAATCGCCTGACTCTTGATGCTGTGAGGTAGCGCTTGGGTCGCTGCTCGACTCGCTTGGCGCGCTATTAAAAAGCTTGTCGCTGAGCTCGGCGGTAGTACTGCGAGCCGGCGATGGCGTGGGCACAGACGACTGGGCGCCTGCACTGGATGAAGGAGTTGAAGAGGGAGTAGAGGCGGGCGCTGGTGCGCTTGTCGCCGGGGCGATATCAGGCATCGTAACTAACTAAGTTCAGGCGATTGCCGCGCCTTGGGGTGGTTCTGCGGGTTTAGGCAATTTGGATGTACTGTCGTCCTCGGTATCTGCCTGGGGCGACGTAGCGTTCTGTGCGAGACGCTTTTGGTCAGCGTCACTTTGAGGTTTATCGGGGCCGGCCTGTGCTTGGTCGGGCGGCTGCATCATCCCTTGCGGGGGTGGGTTCCCGAGCAGCTGTGCGAGGAACGGGTCACCCCCACGCGCGATTTGCACGTGTTGCATTATATGCGCGAGAACTGCGCCCGAAATCTTCGGGTCGTTCATCGCGGCGGGCGAGTTGAGCACTTCAAGGTGCCCGAAGATGTGACTTGCTGCGTTGTCGGTCGCGAGCACCGGCACTTCGGGTACAGACTGGGTCGGTTGGCCCGTCATGGGGTCTTGCCCCTGTTGCACCTGTGGGCCTTTAAAAAGCGCCTCGTTCTCGAACCGAATACGCAACTCGCTCGTGCGCGTCGTCGTAATCATCGGCTTGAACTGGCCGCTTGTAATGAACTCGACGATTTGCTGCGGGTCCTTGAACGGCAGTCCCGGAAAATCCTTTAGCATGTCGATCAGCTGCATACGCCCCGCCTGAGTTTTCATCATGGGGTTGGCGGTCTTGATCTTGACTCTCCGAATGCCCTCCCAGTCCTTCTGTTCGAAGTACTGCATATATGGGCGCTCATCGATACCAGCGACGGCCACGAGCTGTGGATGCTTCGCGTATCGCTTCAAAAGCTGAATGATAAGATTGCCAACACGTTCTCGATGCAAATCAAGTGCGAGAGAACGCTCGGACTGAGCTTCGATAGCGATCTGACTATAAAGTGCAGCATGCGCGCCTGACGTAATATTGGTGCTTGTGTCACCACGCGCGATGGCGTTGAGACCGGACAAGCTTTGCTTGAATTGGCGGAACAGCTCGATGGCCTTGAGGCTGAGCTGCGGCATTTCAGGGAATTTGATGGGCTGCGGCTGGGCATCCTTCCCTGGGGGTACAAACACAATCTTCGCGCCGTTTGCGAGCGCATCGATGTCGACATCAGAACCCTCCACCAACGCGAGACTTGGTCTCCCGAAAGATTCAAGGTTAGTGGCCACATCTGACATAACCTGATTTTGTAGCTGATCTAACGGTATAAGATTCCACAGCTCACTGATGCCCATGCTCGTTCCGTGCAGTTCGCACGTCATGAATGGGATAAGTGGGATCTCATCGGTGGGTACCGGCTCATTGCGCGCGAGGTTGTCATCAACCATCACGTCATTGACGAAGATGACTTTGCGTCCGAGGGGCATCGCCATTGAACGGCGGTAGTAGAAGACACGAACGGCGCAGAGGTCGAGCGGCTCTTGCTGGAGCGGATCACAGCCAGGCACTGAGTACTCGTACAAGTTCGGCACGAGCGACGAGCTCTCGATCTCCTTCGCGTAAAGCGGGTAGCGGGCTTGCAGCTCGACCTTCGACCGCTTGGGTAGGATAAGCAGCCGCCATTGGTGATCGTCGAACTCGGACCGGTAGGGCTCGCAGGCGACGTCCCACCAATACATCCGATCGATCGTCAGCTTGCCAGCGCGCCCCGTCTTCTGGACGGGGTGACTCATGCCGGTGGCAGGGTCGAACTCGTCCTCTTCGTACTGAATGACCTCGCCGTCGTCCGGGTCCCAGCCGACGTGCGTGTACGCCTTGCCGTAGAGCTCCTCAATCTTGACGACTTCGCGCTCTTTGCGCTCGCCGTACGCGTCCTCGTAAAAGTACGCAACGAGGTTGTCAGACGCGTTGACCTGGGCTAGCGACTTATAGTCAGTGTTGACGACCTGAGCTTGAAACGCCGGCCTGTTCTTACAGGCCATGTTCGTGATCTGGTCGACAAAGCTGCGGTACTCGTTGATGGTGACTTCAAGCAATTCCTGATTGTCACCCCCGTAAGAGACCGACTGCGTTTGCCACTGTCCATAAGTCCCTTGGGTGTTAGTCGTACCGTAGTAGGTCGAGAAGCTGAGTCTCGCGACGTTGAAGAGGCCTCGACGCGCGCATGCGTCAAAATACTCTTCTTCCTTGTCGCGGCACGTGCCCCAGAACTTCAGTGGGTCGCGCTCGTTGGCCCAAAACTTCGCTAGATAGTCTTGGACCTCTTGGATAGTCGCGTACTTTTCGCCCGACTTATCGGGCGCTTGTACAAGCTTCTCGTCTTCCATTAAGTCTTACAAGTATAGCAGACCGTTATTTGCGCCCGAATCTGCGCCCGACCTTGATACGGCTCGTGAACAGCTTCTTCGCGACCTCGACTAGACTGTGTTCACTTTTGAAGTGCTCAGGCAGCGAATGCATCTCATGCATCGGGACGGTCTTATTCAAAACCACGCCGTAAGGTGGGAACGGGCTCATCTGTTGGTTGACCCCTCGCCACATGTACTTGAGCGCGTCGACGATATCGCAGTGCCCCAGCACTTCAGACCGTACGTAGTCAGTGCGCTGTGCGTTCCAAATCGCGCCCTCCAGGTGCAAAATCGAGTTCTGCGCGGTTGGAAGCACAACGATTCGGTGCTGATGGAAGGCGTTGCGTAGGTTGTTGAGCGAGGCTTCCTTGCCGTCTGTCTTGTCCGCGCTGCCGACCTTGAGGTTGTGCTGCACGTTCAAGTCGTGGATCAGCCGGGGCTCGGTATCTGACAGTCGGAGGAACGGATTGGGCTTGAACCTGTCGTGGTCCCAATAGAAGCTCTCACCGAACGCCTGTGCTTCACAGTCGCGGACAGCCTTGGCGATCTCAGCTGTGCTTGCGTTGCGTTTCGCCCAATCGCTCGCAACAATGAGCTTGGCTGCGCTGAAGTCGTAGTACGCGCAGACTACAGCACAAAGGTCTCGCGAGCCGGGGTCGATGGCGGTGTAACCGAGATAGTACTCAGGCGGTACCCATTCCATGATGTGAAGGGCTGCGTTGAACTCGGGGATGACCGTCCGCGACTCAGAGCGCACGTCGATGCACAAGAGCTCGCGCTTGCATTGCTCAGAGTCAATGCCCCCGAGAGTCGCGATGAACTCGTCACGCTCAGCATTGCTGATGCGCGGGTTGTCGAAAATCGTTTTGTGCTGGTACGCGCCGCGGACGATCGCGTCAGGCACGAAATCGACCTTCCACGGGTGCGCGGGCTCGTCGCTCGGCGTCGAGTTGAGCATCAGTGTCGCGGCCAGGTGGCCCATGAACTGAGGCATCACAACAGACGTGACGACGTACTTGAGCTTGTCGCAGTAGCTGGCCTCACTGATCGTGAAGCCGTCACTCGCACGACCGCGGAGGCCGTTCGGGTTCGTGTCGATGCCGACGAGCCGGATAATGCTTCCGTTGGGAAAGAACAGCCCGGCTTCGGTGCCCTGGTAGCTCTGCCGGTAGAGCGGCTTGATTGATTCAGGACAGTCTTCTACTAATTGATCGAAAAGTGGTAGAACGATTGACGCTATGTCTTTGGCATATGCCGTGGCATAGGTGTACGTCGAACCTGGGTTGCGTAGCCCGTCCTCGAGCCGGATCAGCAGAGACATGAAGTCTTTGCCAAATCGGCGCCCGCAGTTTATCGCATAGACACGCGGCCAGTAACCGTTCTGACTTTCGCCACGTTTGCGCGCTTCGTGAGAGGCTTTCTCCCACGTGCGGTAGTGATCGTAGATGTCACGCTGGCCAGCGTGTAACTTGTACTTGAGTCGAGCTGCGCGCCAAAGCTTCGAAGAGTCAGCAGTTACTGTCAATCGTCACTGTCGTCAGGTCGCTTCTTCATGAGTTTCTTGACGTCTGTTTTCTTGGCCTCACTATCGAGGTTTGTCGCAGCCTTGCTGTCGAGCTTGAACTCACCCGTGGGGCTTTTGCTATTGGACGCATCGAGATCAAGTTCCCGCACGTTCTGATTCTGCTGCGCCAGCTTCTCTAATGCCGCCTTACGTTTAGCTGCCGCTGTTTCCCGCTCGATCTGTTTCCATTGCATAGAGCGTATTGCGGGCGCATCCTTCGCAGCTTGCGCGTATTCGCTGTCCATTTTTGGAAGCCCCGCGAGTTGCTCAGGTGAATTCTCTTGAGCAAGTGCGTCGTGCATGGACTGGCCGCGAGTAGCAATGCGCTCGTTTTCAGTGAGAGCACGTGGGCGATCACTCCAGGTAAGAGCCTGCGGCGGCTTTTCACGAGCTGCCCACATTTGATCGTCTTGATCCCTTATCCGATCCCGGAATGTGGTTTTGGATTCGCCGGGTTCGCCATAGCCAGGGCCAAGCTTCTCACCGTGGTTCGGTCCCCAATCGACCTTATATTTGCGCATGAACTCGATTGGCTCAGGCTTCTTCGGAAGGCCAGAAGTCATCGAAGCATCGAGTGCTTCCTGACTTGATGGCGGAGGAATCGCGTTCCGGTGAGCTGTGTGTTCCTCTGCGCCGACGTTACGCCCGCCAGCCGCTTCCTTGTCGACTGCGCTCGCGCCTCGACGAGGCGGAGGCACAGTTTGAGCGGGCGGCGGCTTGGGTGGGGCCGATGGCGGGGCTGATCCGCCGAGCGCCCGGTTGATCGTAGGGCCAGCAGCTGTACCAGCCCCACGAGCAGCCTGAGCGCCTCGAGCGACTTCGCTTGCGGAAGGCTGTGCACCAGCCGTAGCAAGCGCCGGGACTGGCCCCGATGGAGGTCCACCCTTGAACAGATCCTTCACAGCTTTGAAAGCTGTCGGGGCCGCAGCACCCGCCATACCGAGTGCGGCAGATGGGCCAGCGGCGCGTGCTGCGCCCTCGAGCTTGTGACCGTCCTCTGCAAGGCCAGCACCCTCGATGCCTCCTCGAGCGCCCGCTGCGAGCCCACCAGACGCGATGCGTGCAGCGAGAGTTGGAGCGCCAGCGCCCATGCCGCTCATCGCGATCGAGCTCGGGATGCCTCCCGCGATCTGGCCTGTGCGGTAGGTAGTCGGATACGCGTCTTGCGATTCCTGGTTCTCGCGACGTTCGGTATTGCGCATGTCTGCGTCGGCAGAACCAGCGGCATATTCACGCGGGATGCCCGTACCATCGTCGATAGTCGGCGTGAGCCACGGGCTGATCTCATCGTTCAAACCGAGCGAAGCGCCCTGTCCGAGCCCACGCATGAGCGCTTCAATCTTAGAAGACACTGTCTTGTTCCTCTTTTGTTTTTTCGTCGGGAGTGAACGGCGCTGGCTTTTCTTCTGCCGGTGGCGGGGTCACTGGTGCTGTTTTGTCTTGTCCGGTCGCGTTGGTTTGCCCGCCAGTCGAGCCAGTTGGCTGTGGTGCGAGTGCTGGCGCCGGAGTTGCCGCTTGTGCGGCCGTTTGTGTTTGCGGAGTGCTCTGTGTCGACGTGTTCGCTGTGGTCGACGTCTGCTGGAGCGTGCCTGCGCCTGCAATAGGATTGCCGTTCGCGTCCTTCTCGGGCTCTGGCTTCTTGTTCTTATCAGCCGGGCTCACGTATTCGGACTTGACCGAGCTCGTGTCGATGGGCGCAGTCGACGCCTTCGCGACGGGGGCGTCAGCAGGTGCAGGAGTTGGGTCCTTGTAACCAAGGATGCCGCTGACTTCGGTTGAGAACTTCGGTGCCTCGACGTGCTCGTGCACGGGTTCCGCAGTCTTGAACTCGCCTGGGTCTTTGACTTCGGTTGGTGCGACCTCTGCATCAGGCACGCGCATATTGGGGCGCAGATTCCCCGCGTTTACTTGTTTGCGGAGTTCGTCGATTTCGTTGATGCCCGCGCCTTGCGCCATGAATTGGTAAGGATTAACGGCATAACGACCTGCATCAATATCCGCCTGACGATTTGCACTATCTTGGTCATAGATTCCCTTCTTCGCCTGGTACATCTTGAACGCGGCGTAATCCTTATCGTGTTGTGTCACGGCATTGTCATACGCTGCGCGGGCGGTCTTGTATGCGGCGTCAAATTCGCTTTGCTTCTTCGTGTTATCGCGAAGTGTGATCGCTGCGGCGGTTGCGTCTTTAAAGTTTTGCTCCATCGGAGAAAAGTACTTGTCCATGTCCGCCTGGTAGTTTGTATCAAAATCATGCAACTGATCGTTGATGCCTTTAACTTGCGCGGCCAGGTCTGCCGCTTTGGCTGCGGCAGCTTCTGCTACGTGCGGTTCGACGCGAAAGGCGCCACCACTGACGCCTGCGTTGCGTACAGCGGTCTCGAGTCCGCCGCTGCCGCCTGGCAACTGTGGGCTTGATGCTTTGTTGAGAATCGCCGCTTGGCTTGCCGACTCCTGGGCGTCTGCATAGTCTTGCTCGAGTTTCGAGAGCTGATCCGCCAGAGCCTTGCGTGCAGCTTGCTGTTTTGCAACGTAGGCAGTTTTCTCGTTGTCGATGCGCGTTCGCTCACGCCCGAGAGCAATCGCATACTGATCGTCGGGCATGTGCATCGCTTGATTGCGCGACACACCCGGACCGGACAGCGCTTGTTTTTTGATGATGAGCGGATTATCGGGCTTGTTACCTAACAGTGCATTAATATCCTTCGTTTCGAGCGAAGGATTTGTAGACTGAGGCGCAACGCGAGTCGCACCAGCACTGTTAAGTAAGTCCCGCAGTAGCATTAGCGATTTACTAGTTGAATCGTTGCTTCAGAGAAATCGGCCTTATGAAAGCCGCTCAGAAACGGACTGAAGAACCAGCCCGCTGGGTCGTTCTTCGTGCAGGTCATCATGACTTGCACGATCTTGTTGAAGTCGATCAGCTTCGCACCCCGACGAGGGCTGTCAGTGCATTCTGCCGCAACGTCGATGGGGCGGCTGATGTGTAGATCAACGGCCTTCTTCCACACGTCCCGGCCCGAGCGGTCTTTTGCCTTGCGCTTCGTGCGAATCGGATGCGCGAGGTAGATGATCGAGTCCTGTGAAATCTCCGCGACCTTGAGCGCGTTCGTGAGCGCCGGCGGCTCCTCGAATCGCTCCTCAAGCATCTGGCGCACGTAAGTCTCGTGCTTGGAGTTTTGGGGGACTACGACTGTGACGAAACGTCCGCCGTGGTCAAAGAGCTTGGGTTCGGGGGTTGTGGCTGTAACTGTGGCTTCGGCTGATTTAGCCATGAAGAAATTGCATGAAACGTTGAAAGGTTGAACTTGACTGTCTTACCGCTTCCTTTTTGCGGATATGACAGCCAGTAATTCGCGAGATGTTTACCCTTCTCGCCAGGGATGATTGGCTTCTGCCAGACTTCAACTGGATATTTCCAGTTGCCGTACGGAAACTTCTTGTTGACCTTCTCAACCACGGTTGAAGTGTCAATGCCGGCTTGCGCGACAGCTTCGAACAGCTTCGCGCGCTGCTGGAGGACCCAGTTAGTGATGTCCAAGTCGCGCCTCCGCCGCAGCGAGGTCTTCCTCTGCTTCGTTCTGGTCGACAGCGCTGAGCACTTCCTCTTGCACGCGGTCTTCGATCGCGTAGATGCGCTCTGCGAACCGTTCCTCGTCCTTCTGGATACGGTGCTTGTAGATGAACTTCACAGCGTCCAGGTTGCCCTCAAGGAAGGCAGCCTTATAGAGATAGTCGAGTGTGACTTCGGCCAGCTTGGCGCGCTCCTCGTCGAGCATTTCGACGAAGGGCACGTAATCGCCCGCGCCTCGACGGCCGAGCTCAATCCACTTGAGCATGGTCTTTTGCGGGACCTTGCACATGGTCGCTGCGGTCTCAAGCGCCATGCACCGCTGTAGTTCCTTCCGGAACGCGTCAATGAGCCGGGGGCTCGGGGGCGGAGGTGGGGCCTTATGAAACGCCATGTAATATTATAACACAGCCGCTACTTGAGCTTGTCCGGCACACAACAGACAGTCGCGCACTGATCGGCAGCCTTCTGAACTACGGGCGCCTTGGATACGATATCGTAGATGAGTGCCCAGACGACGGCCAGGCCCCCGACCACGAGCGCAATCGCGGCGGCAGTGCCGACAGCGAGAAGGTTGCTCTCGCGCTTGTAGCGCATTGTTACTTCGTCCGACGAAATGGGATCACCTTTGCGAGCTGTTGGTTTTGCAGTCGCTGCCGCCGACGCAAGAAGCGTAACAGCCAGAGCACGAACCGACGCATGGCCCTCAGTTCAAGTCGGTAGGGGTTGGCTCGTCGGGGTCTCGGCTCGCAGCAACGACGATCGCGATATTCACGCACGCGTGCACTTCTTCATCTGTGATCATGGGCATCGTACGAATGAAGTTTGCGATCACAGCTGTCATGAGCTTGCTCTGCAGCCGGAACTGGCGCTCTGTGTCTTCGGGCGCGGCTTCGACGAACGACATGCCGGCTTCGTCTATTTGTGCTGTGATTTTATAGAATGCCGCAACTAACAGGGCGGCGTCAGCGTGTTCGTTCATTCGGGTTCTTCGATCAGCACGAGCTCGTCACCGAGCGTGCGCAAGTACTCAACGTCAGGGTCATCGTCGGGCGTGCCCGACTCGAGCAAAAGCCACAGCGCAACGTGCGCGGGCAGATAAAGGGACTTGCTCGTTTGTGCGTCCATGTCCTAATGTTAGCATATGCCAAACTGTCTACTTTGCGGCGCTGGCGTCTGGTACATTGGACTGTTTAATGCTGACTGTACAAACAAGGCGTGCACAAACTATCGCGAGCAGCCGGCGCCGAAGAAGCCGAGCGTGACTTACGGCACGTGGGCTTGGGCGCGGAAACGGCAGATCGAGGGCTGGCGCCTTGAGTGGCGAATCAGCATGGAGGGGGACTGGATCTGGGAGGATCTAGATGAGCGCCTCGACGACGATCCGCCTGAAGCTGAGAATGAGCCTTACGTCTATCGCGTGCGTCAGAAGTATTACGAGTACCGGAGTTCGCATCCACAGGGTTCGGTCGGGTGGGCGCTCGATCAACAGGCAACCGGCGCTAGGACATACTTCAACGGCCGTGGTTATGAAATAGTGCCGTAATGCTAAACTAGAGGGTGGCGAATCCCACCCCCAAAGCTAGTTCTACACGTGTACAGTTACCAGTCGGACCGTCAGGCGACGAGCCCCCCAACGCACCAGAAGGAGGGCTCGCCTACGCGAACGATACAGAAGTTGTTCGGGTAAAAACAAGCACTGGCTGGGAAGACGTTGGTGGGGGCGGGGGCGGGACGATCACAACCATCAACTCGCCTGATGGTTCGATCACAGTCACGAACCCTGGCGGGCCGACCGTCTCAGTTGAGGTGAACGAAGCAAACGTCACACTCGCTGGAGATGTGAACGGTCCTGCGAACGCGAACCAGGTCAACAAGATCCACGAGACGTCGGGGCCAACTGCGCTGACGATCGGTAACATCAACGACTTCCAGCTGCTTCAACGCGTTGGCGCGACAGTCGTCGGGACCGCGTACCCGGCGACGACTTTGGTCGGGGATGTCAACGGGCCGATCATCTCGAACCAGGTCAACGCGATTCACGAGACGTCGGGGCCAACTGCGCTGACGATTGGATCCATTGCGGCGGGTCAAGTTCTGCAGCGAGTTGGCAACACAGTTGTCGGGGTCGCGGGAGGCTTGCCTTCGGGTAACCCGTTCATCGATCCGCCGCTCGTGCCAGGGGCTTACGACGATGAATTTGATTCGGGCTCGCCTGACCTCGCGCTGAGAGGTTGGACAGTCAAAAACTCAGCCAACGCAACTATGACGCGTGTTGGAGATATCTCGCCGTGGTCAGTGTCCGCATCAAGTCTGACCAATACACAGTACTTGTCCACGCTCGTTGGCTCACAGATCATGATTCAGATCTCGCCCGGCGGGTACATGTCCTGCACCAAAGCCGTTAGTGGTGGTTTCGCTTCGGGTAGCAACGCGACCGTTTGGGGACGCATGGGCAATCCGGTCTATGGCGCTGTCAACACTACTGTTTCGTACAGTGCACGCGTGTTTGCAAGCTATGCAAGTGCTGGCAATCCCGACCTCACTAACTTCATCTATACGCAGAGCTACACGTCGGGCGCTACGAATACGCATACAATGAGCTACGGACGCACGCTTGCCGGCGCCAATAGTGACACACCGAAATCGCAAAACATCTCAGTTCAGGATATTCTGGGGGTGCGCCTCCAGTCGGGCACTTCGACATGGTCTGCGTTCTCTGCCGATTCGGCTTCGGGCTCGACCACGAGCTACGCACAGAATGCGCCGACCAGTACGTCGATCGGCTTTGTCGGTTTCTCATTCGATGACATCGCGACGGGTACGGGTACGCCTAACAGCACGACGAGCCGAATCTGGGCTGTGGATTTCTTCCGCTTCGCGAGCGGCTCGACGGCTTGGATCGCCCAAACGCCCAAAGTCTCAGTCACGGGCACGTACGCGGGCTTGCCTAGCGGCAACCCGTATATTGACCCTCCTGCTACTGCGAATAGCTTTGACGATGAGTTCGAGGGCGGAAGCGCGGACCTTGCGACTCGCGGGTACACGGTCAAGAACTCTGCTGGTACGACACTAACGCGAGGCGGAGATGTCTCGCCGTGGGACCCCACCGGCCCGAGTGCGGGCACGTATTGGAGCACATTAAAAGGTTCACAGCTGCTGGTACAGTTCATTCCCGGAAGTTCACTGCAAATTATGAAGGCCGTGACACTAGCTGCTGGTGACACGTACTTCGCTCGCATTGGTACGGGTCAGCGCTTCGATAACAGTGGTAGCTCTACCAACTTCTACGAGGTGGGTCTTTACGGGAATAGCGGTGGAGTAACAGACGGGAACAATCGTGTCTATGTGTCTACGTACTCGACCACGAGCGGTGCCGCGAATATAGACATTACTAGGGCAACAGGTGGTGCTTTTTCTGGTACCACTAAATCGCCTTACGGTGCAACGATTGGCGATATCCGCGGCGTTCGTTGGGAGAGCAGCACGAACTACAACGGCTTTCTGACAGATTCAGCTTCCGGTGACACATTGAGCTCACGGCTAACTGGAGCGCCCAGTAGCGCCACCTTGGTTTGGTTTGCAATTACGTTGTCGTCGGCAAGTCTGGCGGGTACCGTACCTGAGATCATCAGCATTGATTTCATTCGTAAGACGACATCAAGCACTTGGATTGCACAGACTCCGCGGCCCGTGCTCTGGAACGTGGTCAATGGGAACATCACCGATTACACCGCCAAGTCCGTTCCAGTCGTCGCCGATCAGATTTACCTCGCAAACAGCGCCGCGAACAACGCGATTTATCGAGCGACGCTCACCAGCGTCGCCGAGTCGGGGGCAGTTGTTCCCCTGCGTTACCACAACATTTACATCGACCCTCCAAGTTCACCAGACGCGCGAAACGATGAATTCGATTCAGGTAGTGCCGATTTGGCTACGCGTGGTTGGACCGTGGTCAATGCCGCCTCTGGTGCGACTCTGACTCGTTCCGGTGACGTGGTCTTTGCAACGGCCCCTAGTGGTATAGGCGCGACGAACTATCTGTCGACGATCCGAAACTCTAGACTCTACATTCAAACGAATCCAGCAACCGTCCTATACATGTACAAATCAACCACGGGAAACTTGCAACTCACGGCTCATGTGTTTCAGCCGAACGTGTTTACTGGAAACATTCTGCAGCCGATCATATCGAACAACACAACGCCGAGTACCCCTGCAGGTAATCGAAGTGTGTATGGTGGGTACGAAAACCCGAACGTCGTTATCGCCTACAACAATCAAAACGTGTTCACCGTACCCAACAACACAGCCTATGGTGGTACAGGACAGAGCATGGTCGTTATGTTGAACTATAACGACACCACGAAAAACTTCACGGGGTTACTAAACCAGCCCGTTCCCGGCACGATAACCTACAACGGGAACGCGGGCATCACTGCAACTTCTATGTCGTCGGTGAATGCCGGCGTTCGCCTCGTAACTGCAGGCAACGCGTATACCTGGGCCGAGATCGACTACGTGCGCTGGTACTCGATCGGCGACTGGTTCCCCGCGTAACTAGCAGCCCATGTCCGCCTTCGTTCGCCCCGTCTTCTTAGCTAGCTTCGGGTCGAGCTTCTCGTAGCTCAGGTTGGACATCTTCTTGGAGGGTTTGGACTTGGGCTTGGTGGCCCCGGTCTTGATGGTTTTCTTCATGGTTTGATTCTAGCACGAGCGAGTTATCAACCCCGTCCTCGGCGCACTTACAAACGAAGTCGAGCGAATCAAGGATGTCGCGGTCGTGAACCTCCCACGCTGCTAGCGATCGCCCGTCGCGCATGCTGGCTGCGATCACAACGCTGGTGATCTCGCCCCGCTTGGCCTGGGCAAGAAAGTCCTCGAGCTCGCGAATCATGTATTGGTTCATGACAGTCAGATAGATCTCACCCACGCCCCAAACCATTCAGGGCGTGGGCCAGAACCCTTGATAGGTGACCCCTGTATACGGACGGTTAGTTGTTGCGTCAAGACCGCACACGTCTTAATCTGGTGACATGCACCCCCGCATATTTCGTGACGACCTGCTAGCCATTCAACGCACGTGCGCCGCGCGCGCACTGCTCAATCACAACCACATCGTGAAGGAAGCGGCACTCGAACTGGGCGTGAGCAAGCGGACCCTTCAGATGTGGATGAAGCATCAGGGCTTGAAGACGCTCGACGCCTGTATGGAGGCGGCGGCAGACACAACGCTCGTTCCACCCGGCACGCAGATTTTGAGGGCGTATCGACTCTACGAGCGCGACCGTTTGCTAGCCGCGCTCGCAGAGAACGAGAACAACCAAACTTACGCAGCGCGAGCGCTGGGCGTCTCACGACGCTCGCTCGCTTCAAAACTCAAGCAGTATCGATTACGCCGGAAGGATACGGCGGCGGCGTAACTTGTCGCATTTGTCGCAGTAGTAGACGTTGCCTGGGTACCGAATCAGTTTATCGTCGTGACCCAGGCCACATGTCTTGCAGCGTGGCTTGTCGGGGTTCTTGTTGTACGCGTTGAAGCGAGCCTTGCAGGCTCGGTGCATCGTGATCCCCTGGAAGGGCGCCTTGTGTGCGAGCAGCTTGTCGCGTTCGGGGCACCGGTCGTACTGACAGATGCGCTGCGACTGAACGACGAGATGCTCACATGCGCGATGCATCACACCTGGCGTGCGCGAGTGGATGATGACATCGGGGGTGAGACACTTCTCGTAGGCACACCGCACGCCTGGCTTGCTCGTCCTGCCGTTCTTGTGCATTCGACAGTTGAGATGAAGGCTCCACGGGTTGTTCTGGGAGAGCGGCTTGCCGGGTGTAAGACAGTGCTCGTACTGGCACGTGTACTTGCGCGCGTTGGCTAGCGGCTGGCACTTGATGTGCATCGCGCCTTCACGCTCGGAATGTATGAGCTTCTCTGGCGTTGGACAGTCGGGCCACGCGCACCGGCGCTTGTGCTGTCGCTTGGTGAGAAGAACGAGGTTGCCTTCCGCTACTTCGGGGAGCTCGTTTGGCGACCACCACTCGAACCCGCACCAGGAACAAGTACGGTTCGCGACGTGGACTGAGTTGTGACACTTCGGACAAGCCTTCTCGCCGTTGTCAGGACGCGAGTTGATCTGTCGTCCCTTGAGCGTGTATTCGACGTCTTGAAGGGGAAGACCGTGCATGAGCGCGTTGCCGGCGTGATCGAGCACAATCGGCTGGATCGGGCCTGGTCGCGTGATTCGGCCGACGATTTGGAACCACAAGCCGGCACTGAGGGTCGGGCGCGCGACGATCGCAGCTCTGGCCGTGGGACAATCCCACCCCTCAGTGAGCAGCTGACAGTTCACGAGCACGTCGAGTTCTTGGTTCGCGAACATCTCGAGGGCTTGGACGCGCGACTCGAGGGGCATCTTCCCGTAAACGGTCGCAGCACGCACGCCCTGGTGCCTGAAAGCGGTCGTCATGTGCTCGCAGTGCGCGATATTCACGCCGTAGACCACGGTGGGGAGATTATGAGCGTATTTGAGGTAGTGTTCGACGACGGATCCGACCAATTCGGGCAAATCGGTGACTCTCGCGAGACTAGCCATGTCGAAATCATGATCGCGACGACGCAGACCGAGCAGTTTTGGTCGTTGATCTCTCGGGACCGTGTAAATCTTGGGGTTTGAGAGCCATCCCGCCTGAATGAGCTGACTCGGCGGCGCAGACGGCACGATTTCTTCGAAGAGATCGTCGAGAGGCAGACCATCGCAGCGAAAGGGCGTGGCTGTCAGGCCGTAGATGATGGCTTTCGGGTACTTTTTGAGCAGTTCCTTATAGCTCTCAGCTGGCGCGTGGTGGGCTTCGTCAACGACGATCAGATCCGCGGGTGGGCTTTCATTGTAGAGCGACTGAATCGTCGTGACTGTCACGCGTGGCCCGACCTCGACGCCGACGTCTTTGAGCTTGTTCGTCGCTTGCTCCACGAGCTCGAGTCGGTGGGCGATGAACAGCACGCGCTGATTGAGGGCAACAGCGGCGCGGATGGCTTGCGCTGCAATGATCGTCTTACCTGAGCCAGTCGGGCCGACTATCAGCACACGATTCGCGGTCGATTGGCCAATGCGAGCTAACCAATCCACCTCATAGGCCCGTAGTTTGATAGGGGTGTCAAGCAAGTGTACGCCCCCCATTGTAATGCTCGCGCCAGCGCGCGTGACTCTCGCGAATCCACAGGTCGGGGTCGTGGTGCTTGCGCTCGCGTACCTGGCGCCTCCACGCGTTGTATTGAACGCGGTCTCGGCGCAACCACCTTGCCGACCTGCGAAACGTCACAGTCGCGATCGGTGTGCCTTCTTCGTGAAAGGTGACACTGACTTTCATGGCGGGAGACTGTAACCGAGCTTACGTGAGCCAAACAAGGGTGTGATTGCGCGCACATAGTTCGTGCTCACTGACTTGGCCGGGGGGCTTGTGCACGCCGACCAAGACGGGCGTGAGATCTGGGGCTGGGCACTCGGGCGAGATCTGGGGCTGGGACTTGTACGCGCGAAATGGCGCGTAGGCGCGCGCTAGAGCCAGGGGGCGCCCAAGTGTACCCCCACCCCCCGTGCCCGCCGCGCGTGCGGGTGGCCGTGTAGGTGGCGCTGCGCACACTAGCGCACTGCGCGTGTAGGTTGCGCTGCGCACACCACTGCACTGCACGCATGCGCTGCGCACAGAGGAGAGGCGCTGCGCTCTCACACGCGTTCGCGCTCGGTTTGTGGAAGAGACCGCGGTCTCGCCGAGCTCCGAGGCGCCAAGCACGCGAGACCACTACGGACGCGGCGGGCGACGCATGCTCGCCAAGCATGAGGTCAGGCCTGGTCAGGGGGGCGGCGGCCTCGGCCGAGGCGCCTCAGCGGCGGCGCTCGTGCGCAGTCGAGGCGAGCGCGGCGAGCGCTATAAGGAGGTCCAATTCCAGTATTTCCACAAAATACGTTGTGCGTGTAATCTTACCGTATTTGTGGATAAAAAGAGATCTCAATTGTGGCGCTGAGCGTCAATCGCGCTAGAGTCTACTCATGCGCAAGACGCGCAGCGGCGAAGCGGAAACGCAGCCGAGTACGCAGGAAAGCGACGCGAGACATGGATGTCTCGGGCCTAGTGGCCGCTGCTCTGTGAAAACTGAATAGCCTCGGCGAAACCGCTACGACGGTGCTGGGGTAGACACGAAGGCTAGGTTGAGTGCGCAGTGACAGTGCGCATTCCCTAGAAAGAGGACACAACCCCACGCCCACACCTGACTATCTCACACTGTGAGAGTCGGGGTGGGCTTAGGGCGTTGAGAGGGTAGTATAAATGCGCACAGCTGAATGGCTCGAAGTGTTGACACGCCGCCATGAATGGCACGCACAAGTGCGAGACTCGAAACTCGCACAAGACGACCTATCGGGCGCGGATCTTTGGCATTGGCGCTGCACACGCCTCACGGCTGCAATCAGTTACCTGGAGTCGAGACTGGAGCGCGCTCAATGATGACCGCGTTTTGGTTTCTGTTTTTTGCAGCGCTCGCGATACTCGCTGTGTGTCTGTTTCTGTATCTGCTGATACCGATAATAATCATCGGTTGTTTGATTCTGGCGTTCAATGCGTGTGGAGGTAGTCATGGTCGGCGCGTGGTCGAAACAACGCATTCTAACAGTGTTGAGCACACGTATAATCGTGGCGGCAATGGCGGGCAAATCTAGTCCGGTCGCTGCGCGAGTTCTGAACAGAATAGAGAGAACATGACGCAACGCTGGTATTACGAGAAAGCATTTCGCCAGTCCGCAGAGTGTAACGAGACATTCTTGCACTTGGTTGAAACTGGACTGACTGCAAAAGAACTACGCGCACTAATCGCGAAACGCCCCGGACTGTGGTCGCGGTACTCAGCATGGCTCGACAAGCTACCAAGTGGTGAGTGACTCTGTAGTCTGACGCTAGCGACTAGAGACAGCTCTAGGCGCTAGAGTGACACTGACAGGGAAACGAGAGACAAGTATGTTTAAAACCAAGACTGTCGAAGAGGCACGCGCAATCGCTGCGCATAAAGAGTTGTTCTACGGCTGGAGTGTGTTTTCGCCTGGCTGGTTTGTTGGCACGCGTGCCGAACTAGAGAAGTGCGGCGTACACACACCAGTCCGCGGATACGAGCCACGGGATACTCTGTAGTCTGACGCTAGCGCATAGGGACAGCTCTAAGCGCTAGGGTGGCACTGACAGGGAAGTGAGAAACATGAACAACATAAAATGCGAATTCACTTGCGATTGCTGTGAATCGGCGACGCACACGGATGGCTCGTTTGTCTACTGTGCCAAGCACGCCAAACAACGCAGCGCGTGGAAACGATGCCGCAAACTGAAGCCTGTTGAAATTCGATACATTATCGCAAATCAAGCTCTGTAGTCTGACGCTAGCGCATAGGGAGAGCTCTAGGCGCTAGGGTGACACTAACAGGGAAAACGAGAGAGAAGTATGGCACGCAAAGTAAAAAAAACAGTTCCAGCCTACGAAACCGCCGCCTTTCAAGAGCGCTATCCAGCCGCAAAAGCAGAGGCGCAACAGAAAGCCGATGCGACGGGCTACGACTTCGGTCTCGAGTATAACGAGCTATTCAAGTCGTTTTCGGTGCGCATGTTGCCTAACCGTGAGAATCGGTGTGGACATGAGTTGCGCTGCGAAGTCGTGTCTTGCTCGGACATGAGCAAGTGCAAGCCAGGCCACGGACCGCGCTGAACCACTGATGAGACCGGAAGGTCGAAATGCGCAGGAGCGCGCATATGGTTCTAACTGGAGTGTGAATATGTCGCGCAAATCGCATAAGGATGTTGAGTTTCACGTCGACACGAACAATGGCGCCAAAGTTTTCAAGCACTTCGACGCAGCGGTGACACACGCAACGCTACTTGCGATGCAAGGCAAGCCAGTCAACGTGGACACTTGCGTCTGGTCGCGCGCGGGTGCGAAGTGGCTAGCGGGTGACGACGGTGTCGAGCAATACAACGAGGATCCCGAGGCATCCGTGTTCGACCGTATCACCATCACAGCAAACCACGTCGGACGCATCGCCTAACACCTAATCGCCCGTATCTAGCTCTTACTCAAGAGTTGGAACGGGCTTAGGGGCGTGAAAGGGTAGGAATATGAAGATCAGTAAGGCACGACTGCGCCGGGAAGTTGGACACATTATTGACCACTTGTCCGAGCATCCAGAGCGCGATTTCGAAGATCTGCACGCCATACTCATCGGCGCGTCCAAAATCAGCGTCAAGCTGGCGATTGCCGATGAGATCCTACACGGGCACGGAATCGAGCGGCTTGCAGAGGATCGTGGCGCCGGCAGTCACCGACTACACGCGTCATACGTGAACACAGGTGACACGTATGGCTTGACTCTGCTCTATGACCATTGCGGCGCACAGTTTCACTTCACCACGTGGGGCGATTGGTACGAACGTTGGGAGCGGCGATTGCCTAAGGCACAGCGTGAGAGCACTGCGAACTACATGACGGGCGATTACTGAACCGCTGATGAGCTGGGAACAGCGAAATGCCAGGATTGGCATACGGTTCTAACAACGGAGTGAGCATGTACCACAAGATCCGATTTATTGGTGACAATCAGTACACTGCCGGCTTGGTTGTCACTGAGGCACAGGCCAAACAACCCATCACGAAACTGTCGCGACTGTTTCCGAAGTCCGAGTTTCGGAAAATGACGCGGCTCGAAGTCTCGCCAGCTTACAAGACTTGGGACGAAGCATTCGCACACCAGTTCTAGAGGGTTGAGCCATGTCAGAAATTCAAGCACAAATCGACGCAAAGAATCAGGAAACGAGCAAGCAGGAAGTTGCCAATTTCCTCACGCGTGAGGCCGGTCCGTACACGGCATACGTGAGCTCGGACGGCAAGCGCATCACAACTTGGATGGGGGAAACGCTCGCAACCATCACCAGCACAGGCACGCCATTCAAGACAGGCGGCTGGCTGTCGTCGACGCTGACCCCATTCCGCGCCAAGGGCATCGACGGTCGCATGTACTTTGGGCGGTTTCACGGTCCGGGTGTCTACGTAAAAATGCGGCCAGCTAAAGCGGTCTAGTCGGTTCGCCATGGCTCTCGGGATAGTTCGAGAGCCTAGGCGAGACGATTAGGTCTCACAGATATAGGAGTAAGAGTCATGAAAACAACCAAGTTTCGTAGAACCACTGACGGTACCTATGTACACGCGACGTATGGACTGCACAAGATCGGTGACCAAGCCCCACACTTTTCGGTGACTTTGGACGAGTACAAACATCCGGGCGTAAGTGAGCGCGGCTGGTTGTCAGGAGGCTGTCAACATGAGCAGGTCGCGCGCTATTTCCCAGAGCTAGCACCGTTCGTGCGCTGGCATCTCACCTCGACTGAAGGACCGATGCACTACGTCGCTAACGGGCTTTTCTGGCACGACTCGTACCATGGGCGTGCAAAATATGGCAGGCCCGAAGATCGAGCACTCGCACCTAGCGCACTGGCCAGCACCATTGTGCTTGGCGCGCTTGAGGATGACTTCCCGATCGAGATGCTGTGGAGCATGTCGCGTGAAGACTTGAAGGCATGGCTAGAGGCACGACTGCCGCGTCTGCTTGCCGCGTTTCAGACTGACATGGATGTTATGTCGAAACTGTCACTGTGAGCCACTGATGAGGCCACGCAGGCCGAATGCTAGGACGGCAATGGTTCTAACTGGAGTGAGGACACAATGAAGGCGATTGTAGTCAAGTATTTCGGACCGAGTGAGACTAAGGGTTCACGTCTGCGCGTGAGTGCGGAAGGTGTGCCGAGTATGACTGTCAGTTACGATCACGGCGCACACGATCCCAAGCTTGAAGCGGCGCAAGCATTCTGCGCCAAGCACGAATGGTCGGGCGCGGGACTGGTTGAGGGGGTCTTGCCGAATGGCGATGCCGTGTTCGTGTTCAACTTCCCACGCGCGAATTCACGGACCAATGCGGAAGGTCTGACATTTCAAGAATGGTTTGCTGCAACGGGGCGCAACGACACTGCGTCACCTTACGACCTTCGCGCCGCTTGGCGTGCAGGTGAGGATCCGACCGAGTATCGCGTGAGCAAGTGAACCGTCATCCGACACTGTAACCCGATCTTAGCCAATGAGTCCTAGACCGGGTTCATGTGTGGCACGATAGTTTAAAGGACAGAATATGACTGACAAACAACACATCGAAGTAGGCGTGGGCGCGACGCAGGTTCTGTTTACGGACACGAATCCGTACACGGTAATCAAGGTGAGTGAGAACGGTAAGACGCTCTGGTTGCAGGCAGATGAAGCGATCCGTGTCGGCAGTGGGCCTGTGCCCATGGGTACGACCCTTGAGTACACCTACAAGCCAGATCCAAAAGGGCATGTGGTGGAGGTAACCCTGCGTAAAAGCGGGCGCTGGCACGAAGCAGGCAGCGCTGATTCACACAACTCCGTACACTATCGGATCGGCGCACGTCGTAAATATCGAGACGCGAGTTTCTGACTCACCTGCACTAGCGCTCGAGTAGGACGCTCGAACGTCTGTGTGGCTGTGTCAGACCAAGGAGTTACATGAATTACGCTCACCCATTTGCAATCAACTATCTCGGGCAACTCGTCTTTCACGCTTGCGGTTTTGACATGGGCCTCATGATCGAGGTCTGTTACGAGCCAGGAAGGAGCGCATACTGATGACCGCACACGACGCGATTACACGCAGCATCGAAACAGACAACACAATCACACTCGAGTTCAATGAGTGTGACCTCGACACGCTATTGAGCCTGACTCGTGATTACGTGAAAGGGGCTAGACAATGGCAGTTTTGGGGCGAGCACAACGGTAAGCACTGGCACGTGAATGTGAGGTTTCCATGACTGCGGTTCTAACATCAACGGCCGGGTACGCGCTGTATGTGCGTTGCGGCCACGATCACGAAGGGAATCGAGGTCTCATCAAGCTACGCAGTGGTACTTGGGCGTGTCGTGGCTGTCAGGCTTGCGTAAGTGAGCCAGAGGTAGATGCTGCGCAAGTGCGTGCAATAGCTGACAACTGTGCTTACATCGGGGGACAATTGTGACTCGACTCTACTGGGTTTCACTCGACAAACAGTCAAGCATTCCCATGGGCGACTACGATTCGTCCGAGCTTGCACACGTCGCCATCGAGGCTTGTCGTGTTGAGTTACTCGCGCAATGTGCCGATGACAATCAACGTGCCGCGATTGAGGCTGGTACGTGGGAGGTGACCGCGTTCGAGGCACAGGAAGCGCGCTATGCAATGCCCTTCATGCTTATCGACACTTCCACTGGTTGCCCACATGCATGTGACTATCTGATTGTCAGAACCACGTCGCATTACGACGCAACACAACTCGTCTGTCCACGCAACTGTGTCTACCCCAAAACCGACATTCACTGGCGGGCATCATGATCACGTCAACAATTGGTTGGAAGAAACAAGCAAGCGCACTCAAGGCATCCCGTAAGGCCGCCACACAGCCACGCGTGCGCGAGCTGTCCGATGGCACTTACGCGGGCGTACTTGACAACACAATCGACAGCACCGGCAACGTGACTGGCTGGCTTGTATTGCCGTCGGGCGTTGTACGCGCGGACAAGTACACATGACCTATGCAATGCCCTACATGATGCGCGACCCGGACATGACAGGCTGCCCCCATGCCTGTACATTTCTGATAGTCAGACGCACCGATCTCTATCTCGCAACGCAATACATTTGCCCACGCACCTGCATCTATCCACGCACTATCATTCACTGGAGGTCACAACAATCATGATCGAAGCTCTCATTCTCAACGGCGGCGTTCCCGGCGTAGTTTTCGCTGGCTTGCTTTGCATGGCTCTCGGTTCCCTGCTCATGCACAGCGGCCAGTGACAATCGACCGTCTCGTTTGCCTCATCAAAGCAACCGCCGATGACCTGCTAACGAGCAAGATCACTTACGAAGAGTTTAGCGCTCGCCAACAAAAACTGTGGGGCGAAGTGCGCCAAGCGAACCTTGTTGCGGCGGTAACAAAAATACTAGACGACGAATCTCTGGCCGAAATGGAAAAAGCAATGAACTGTTACGGTGTGCAAACAATGTGGCAAAACGAATGGTGCTTCGTGTCGGACGGCATAAACATCGCCTACGAAGAAGCCGTGGAAATGGCCGCTGACATCGAGCGCAACGGCGGTCAAGTACGCGTAGTGCGCATCGCGGGCCAGTAATGCGTAACGGAACGATTGTGAAATCGACGCGCGACGGCACGACAGGAATCGTGCTTGGCGTGCATCGCGACCTTCCCGACGACCCCCTACAAATCTGTGTGCGCTGGCACGACGGTCAGATCTCCTGGAACACCGAGCCGACGCTCGAGGTCATTCAAGAGGCGCTTGTGCCAGAGCGCACCGAGGAGGATGCAGTTTTGCTCACAGCAACCCTGGAGACTTTCGCGCGAAACTTGGTGCGTATTCGGACTGCCAAGGGCATGTCTCAGCACAAGTTCGCCCCCTACTTAGGCATCTCACGTTCACACTTGGGTGATATCGAGACGGGGCGACGGGACGTCAGTCTGTCTAACTTCGTGGCAATTTGCCTCAAGCTCAACGTCAACCCAAACGAACTACTTGAGATCAAGCTCAGCAACGACTGACTCAGTACACAGCGCAAAACCCGTACATGGCTGAACTAGCTATGTACGGGTTTTGCGCTTTTGTTACCTTGCCACCGATTTGTCACACAAAATAGCCAATACTAGCTAGGTCAGACACACAGACACCCGTCTCACACGGAAAAAAGTGGGGGTCCCTATTTGCCTACTCTCCCCTTCTCTTTATTCCCCCTTCTATAGATCTTCTTATTTCTTAATAAGTATGTGTGACTGTGTGTTTAAGAGATGAGAAGGCCGTAAAAAACGAGCGGCAAGCTCCCTCGTACTGATAGACCGTTCAGTACGAGGGCCGCCGTGGGACGGGTTACTTCCCCTTTTCGTACCAAACCCGATACCGAATACCGTCGTGTTGCTCAATCCGACAGTTCCACTTGAGTCTGCGCAGACAGTCAGCAAGCCTCCGCTCTCGCGGTTTATCCGCCAAGTCGTACCCAAGCTTGAGCAGCAACTGCCCAAGACGTGCACGAACTACGCGCGAACCTTCGAGCTGCCAGGATTTCATCGCGTACGACGCGTCATCAAACTTCGAATCGCCAGGCCAGCAAGCCAGGACATCCCGAACTTTCTCCGTGAGTACGTCCTCCTCTTCGAAGCCCTCCCTGATTTCCCTCGCCAGTGCCTCCTCTTCGCCTCCCAGATGCCACTCCTCGCCTCGGAGGTATGCACCTACCGCCTCGCTCCACAAACGCCCCCTAAGAGCTCGTAGCGCCTCCCTGTCCAGCGCCCGTGTCACGGTGATTGGCCAGAACCGGCGCCCCCCTGTAGGGTCGCGCAAGAAATCATCCCGATTCGTGGTCCCGCCGAACACGCTTCTGCGCGGAAACTGCGCATGAAGTCTCGCGTAGGCAAGCCGCTCATCTGCGCGCTGTTGGGTCACGTTCATCTTGATTGTCTCGACATCGGCCTTGGACATGCCCGCCAGCTCGGGAAGCTCAACGCAGGCGTAGCGGTTCAGTTTTGTGACCTGGTCTTTGTCAAGTCGCAGTAAATTTACACTGTCACAGTAAGCCTGGTTTTGCAGCTCGACGGGAAAAATCTCCTTAAAAAACCACGACTTAGCCATCCCCTGATCGCCCACCAGGATTAGAACAGTGTCCATTTTGCAACCAGGATCGAACTGTCGGGCCACAAGCCCAATCAGCCACTTTTTGCTTACCGCTCTCACATAAGCCGAGTCCTCCGCTCCCATCGTCCGAATGAGCACACTCTCGATCGTGTCGACCCCTTCCGCAGTCGGCACCGACTTGAAGTAATCAAGCAATGCGTCGCGCTTGTTCTCGTTCGCCAGGTCGATGAGCGCCTCGAGCGCAGTCGCAGGCTTGACGTTCACCACGCCCAGCTGATCGCGTACCCATCGTGCCAATCGCTGCCGGTCCGAGTCTTCCAACCGCCTCGGATACGCAAGCTTTTGACCGGCATGCCAGGGAGGCGCAGTCAGATAGACTGGTGCCCCGTCTCGCACATCGAACGCTGCCAGGTTGAGAAGGTCGGGATGCTTCTCCAAAACTATGTGCACGTTGTTTTCGCCTGCATGAAATCCCAAGCCATCGGGTGTCAGCTTCAGGTCCTTCTGCCACTCCTCATGCACTCCGACCGGGTTGTGTCTTCCCCCGTCGAGACCTGACACAATCTCCCTAACAGCATCGTCAAGCGACCGAGTATCGTGGTTCTTCGCGCGCTCCCAAGCTCCCCGAAGTTCATCCAAAACCAACTCGTACTCGAGCACGTGCGGCACGAATTGCCCCACGCGATACGCCCACGGCCCAAGTACCTCTCCCTTCCCAATCCCAGTCACAGCCTCTTTTAGCACGCGTTTTCCAGTGCTTTTTGCTGCGTCCGGGATGAACTTGGGCCGTGCGTCGTCCGCCTCCTTCTGCGCCGCTCCATCACCCCAAGCTTTTACGATTGTGTTCTCAGCACTAACCCAATCGATTACCGGCGTACTCGTCGTATTCTCGCGCAACGCTCCCAGCAATCGCGTCTTCACGTCCTCGAGCTCGAGACCGAGCAGTCCAAGCACAAACCCGATCCTGTTTACGGTTGTGTGCTTATCAGAACACACCCGTACTTCTTCCACGTAACGGTCCACGCCCGTGAGCTCAGGCTTAAACGGCCTGAAGCCCGACGATCCCAAGAACGGCGCGTCAGTGACACAATCGAAGTAATACGAATCACGTCGAGCTTCGAAGATGCGTGGCGCGAAGAACAGTGACTCAGGCCCACGCTTCGACATGTCGACGGCAATCCCGTAAAACAGCCCCTTCGCTTCGTCCCAATAGCGCAAGTACGTCTCGCCATCGACAGGCCGGGCCAGCGGTATCAAGACGTGCACCCCTTTCCCGCTCGTGGTGCTGTGCACGCAGTACGAGATGCCTCGTCTCTGCAGTCGTGCACTCAGTTGCGCCGGGTCAATCTGCTCGTCAATGTCGTATGCCAGTACTTGTGCAAGTTCAATGTTGCTTTTTTTGCGTCTGTCCTCTCGGAACAGAGCGGGCGCGAAAGCAGGCGCGCTTAGTTTGAGCACACGAGCGTTCTCGGGCGTCGGCTCGAGTTCGCTCGTCGGTGGCTCACGGAAGTCAGCAAGGAACGAACCGAAGTCGATCGTTTCGCGTGCTGCGCGGGTTGACTTGACATTTTCAAACAGGCTTACAGTAACGTGCATATGGTCACAGAGCGTCGGGTACTGAGAACAAGCGCCCTTGCGTACACGTTTCACATCCCCACCGACCCAGCCCTCGTATACGAGACGCAGCGCACCTCCATCGAAAGATGGGCGGCTATCTCGAAAACGCGGCTGATCGAGTGGTTCGAAGACACGAAACCAGGTCGGCCGAAACTTCGTGCACTGCTACGTGAGATCGATGAGATCGATTACGTACTTGTGCATGCAGTCGACCAACTGTCAGAACCGCGCAAGTTTCAAAAACAATGTGAGGCGCGAGGCGCAAGGGTCGTTTATACTAGCAGGTAGAATGACCCCAGCGGACGAAGAACCCGAGTGCGTCGACCTTGTTGGCGTCGTGTTCGGTAAGAACCAAATCAACGACAAGCAGTACGACTGCTACCGCGTATCCATCGTGGACGGCGCCCTCACCTTGGCGAATATTACCAATGGGACGGGGCGGTCCCGGCGCAAGGCGATGGACGTGATGATGCTCGACCTGGTCTCGATCAGTCAGGACATCGACAAGCACAACATCGAGTTCGTGGGAGATGAAGACGCTGATGCTTGATTCCCTCATCACAGCCGTTGTGCTGATCCTCCCTGTCGCCGCGCTCTGGGACTATGGCCGTCGCCGCCTCGACTCTCACAACGCACGCGGGGACAAGCTCATCGCCCAAGCCGCCGAGCTCAAGGCGATAGCCGAGGTGGTTGCAGGGCGCAGTGAATGGTACGAGCGCAAGCTCGAGGACTCGCAGGACTTCACGCGCTCCCTGCTGGCCAGCTTCATCAACTCGATGACTGACATCATCTCGATCAGTGAAGAAGAGAAGCGCCACCTCCGCAACAAGCTCGCAGTCGCACCCAAGCCGAGACCATGACGCTCTCACCAATCTCGTTCATCATCTATTTCTCACTCGGCGTCGTGGGCTGTTTGCTGGGGGCCGGATACGCAGCGAAGGAAGAGAACGGCGGCAAGTTCTTCGGCCACCTGTTCATGGCTGCTTTCGACGCATGGGCGATCTACTCAATGTTTGAGATCCTGAAGACCTGCAAATGAAAGCTCTAGTCCTCGCACTACTAGCCGGCTGTACTCACTACCGTTGTTACTACCCGCCCGAGCACGACGTCTTCATGACGCGCTGTCTCGAGCACATGCCCTTCGACCAGTGTGAGGCAAACGCTGCAATCCAGGGCATGGGCATCAAGTGCGTTGAAGAAGTGCGAGCCGAGCCAGGCACCAGCTCACACTACTCAGTGGCTGGCCAGTAACTCTCTATAGCAGTAGCTCAACTGGTAGAGCGCCCGATTCCAAATCGGAAGGTTGCAGGTTCGAGTCCTGCCTGCTGTGCCATGGACACTTATCAAAGCAAGCCGGTGAAGATCCGAGCTGCACAGTTCCTCGATGCCTTCGAACATCCTGCGATCGAGTACGACGATCTCGAGAACGAGTATTACGTGCAGACGCTCGAGGGACCCTTACGAATCCGCAAGGGCGACTGGCTCATCGAAGGTACCGAAGGCGAGTTCTACCCCTGCAAAGATAGCGTGTTCCAGCGCAAGTATGAAAAAGCTATTCCTTGATACCGAGTTCAACAGCTTCGGTGGCGAGCTGATCAGTCTCGCCCTGGTGCCCGAAGACGACAAGCTACCGAGCTGGTACGGGGTGCGCACGATCCCGGAGAAGACCCATCCGTGGGTCGCAGAGCACGTGATTCCCGTGCTCGAACGCGACGCGATGGGTCCCGCCATATTCCAGGAGTCGCTGTTGCAGTATCTGCGCAAGTTCTACGAGCTCGAGGTGATCGCGGACTGGCCCGCCGACTTTGAGCACCTCTGCACGCAGCTCTATTGGCAGGACCGGTGTGTGCCGCTCCTGCTCACGATGCGCCTTATCAACACGCCGGCACTCAATCCCAAGAACCCGCACAACGCGCTGAGCGACGCGCAAGCGCTAAGGGACTGGTATGTCACAAAAGCTTAGGTGCATCCGTATGAACCCCGCTGCGCTCGAGGCGATCTCACGCATGGGCACGATCGCTGACTTCTACGATCAGCCGGTGGACAGCACAAGCAATCACAAGACCGCCGCGGTTTTCCACACGTCCAGTGGCGTGTACCTCGCAGTCGGGCCGGTCTCTCCGTACTGGCACAAGCACCGAACGGTCGGCGTCGAAAAGCGTATGGACGGGCGCTGGTGCTGGGTTATAGAGACGCCATGACTATCACCCAATCTGACCTCGACAACTGGTTCACCTATCACCCACCCATGGTCGGACAGGCCGATTACTATCGCGAGATCCGAGACGCCGCGAAGGTGTTTGCCGAAGTGATCGTGCAACTGACACCACCAAGCGCCGATCAGACAGCAGCAATCCGCAAGGTTCGCGAGGCTGTGTTCACAGCGAACGCCGCCATCGCGTGCGAGAGGAAGGAATAGTCACATGTGTCTAGACGCATCTACGTTTTTCAATAAGTCGTGGCTGGCCTCGATCACGGAGGAGCCAGCGCCGGTTCGAATACCTGAGCACGAGTACGCGTTCCCGATGTCTCTGGAGCTCGGGAGCCTCTTCTTCACGCCAGTGAGCGAGGATCAGTTCTTCTGGCAAGTCCAAGAAGCACCACAAGCAGAGCCGGCGCTTGCCGTCGCATTCACAGCACCAGCACCAGTACAAGTACCGGTCCCCGAACCAGTCCAAGCACAAGTACCAGCCCGAGTGCGAGCTGACGTCTGGCTTCTAACACTCGAGACTGAGCTATACGCATCTGTCATGTACGACAAGCGTAAGCAGATTGATCAACACGCGTTGTCCCAAGTCTAGTACACACTCTCACATGTCTATCTTCGCCGCCCTGCTAGAGCAAGCGGGGCACGATCCTAACACCACGGCCAAGCATAGTACGCTTGGCCGTATTTTTTTGTCCGAACCAGTCCGCGAGTCGTTCGAGTTCGAGCGCATCGAAGCGCTACCACGGCGGCGCTGGCAGGACGCACAGAACCACGTCGACCGGCTCACGGCGCGGTTTGCCAAGAACCCAGGTGTCCGGCTGCTCGAGATGCAAGCCGCCGCTCTCGCCGAGATCGAGGAGCTTCGTACCTGCAACGTCATCGCCAGTCTCGGCGGCGGCAAGACACTCGTGACGGCCCTGGCGCCAGTTCTGCTCGAGGCAAAAACTCCGCTATTTCTGAACTACGCCAGACTCATAGACAAGACAGTCAGAGAGTTCCGTGCGTTGGCTACGGACTGGGAAATATGCCACAGCTATAAGTTTCTATCTGTCGAAAAGCTGTCACTCGCTTCTCACGCTGACTACCTGGACAGGCTACGGCCTGACCTGATCGTGGTGGACGAGGGGCACAGCCTCGCAAGCCCATCGGGTGCTCGTTTCCGCCGCCTGCGTCGCTATAAGGAGGCGCACCCCGAAGTCGCGGTCGTTGTGCTCACAGCCACGCCTGGCGTGGACCTCGACCAGTACGCCCACGTCCAGGATTTACTGCTCGGTGAAAACTCTCCATTGCCACGCGAGCCGGATGTGCTTCGCGAGTGGTGCGAGGCGCTCAACGTTCGCGTGCGCGGACAAAGACGCCCTCTCGGGGCACTGACGCGATTCAGCTCAGGGGGGGTAGACCTGACCGCGTGCCGAGAGGGCGTGGGTCGGAGAGTAGAAGAGACGCGCGGCAATATCTACAGCCGTAGCGCCGAGTCGATCGATTGTTCGATTTACATCGCTGACTGTCGAGTTGACATGACCCCCGCGATGGACGACCTCGTCGACTCGGCTTGGCACGATCTAATTCTCCCCGACGGGAGGTGCTTCGAGGAGCTGTATTCGAAGCCGCTGATCCTGAAGCAGTTGGGCGCGGGATACGCGAAGGTGCTCGACCCGATCCCGCCGCTCGAGTGGCGCGAGACGCGAGCATTGTGGTCCGCTTTCGTCAGGTCGATTGTAGGCAACGAGCAGACGTATGGCCTGGATACACCCGCCCAAGTAAAGGCTGCTGTTAGGCGCGGTGAGATCGACGACGGTGGCCTGCTCGATGCGTGGACGTTGATCGAGCCAACTTTCAAGCCCACGACAAAAACGGAATGGTTTGACTTGTCTGTTTTGCAGTTTGCGGCAGAATGGCTCGCCAGTGAGCGTGGCCTTGTGTGGGTCACGCAACCAACCGTCGGGCGCAAGCTGGCACAGCTCGCCGACATGCCGTTCTTTCACGCGAATGGATGTGATGCTAACCACGGCTCAATCGAAGCCTTCAGTGGTCGCACCGGTGCAGTCCTCGCCGTTCGACCAAATATGCTGGGTCGCAACCTGCAAAACAGGTGGTCGAAGAACCTATACATCACACCCCCACCTTCGTCCACCGAGCTCGACCAGTCAATAGGCCGGACCGCCCGTAGGGGCCAGAAAGATCCAACAGTCGAAGTGACCTTCGTTCTCACTGTGCGCGAGAACTGGGAGGCCGTGACGGCGGCGAGAACCGGTGCGATCGCAGAGCGCGCACTCGGGCGCAACGCAAGCTCACGTCTGCTGCTCTGTGACTGGTGCGTGAGTGATCTATCAACTGTCAACTCATGGAAGGGCGCGCGATGGAAGCGCTAGATCTCACTCATTTCTTCAAGGTGAAGTACCCGTTCACGCGTAGCCGAGACGTTCGCGTCGACATCCGACACGCGGTCAACCACGACGGCTATTGGCTCATCGTGTCAGAGCGCGTGGACGATCTCACGTTCATCGCCAAACGCTTGATGGGCACTGTCTCGGCACTGACAGTAGACATCGAGATCCAGTTCATCCGCATTGCGATCGGCGTGCTCATGCGCACGCTCACCGTCCAGTACAAAGACCACAAGCGAAGGGCCACGCCCCATGTTCGTTAGGATCCTTCTCATGCTCGGCGTATGGGCTCATCGTGCTCAGTACCCGTGGCTAGCTACTCAACTATTCACCTGTGCTACTTGGCTGATATCAAAAAATCGTAATGGGACCCGACCTTGAACCTGGAAAGCCTGGAACATTCATGTCATAAACTGGCATGGGCGTTTTCGCGCAACGAGACCTGAATAAAGTCAACGCCAGCTCTGGCGGCAATTACATTAATCTCCCCGGTAACTATGAGTGCCTGATTGTTGGATGGAAATCCATCAACACCAAGGCACGCACGCAAGCCCTGGTAGTCGACCTCAAGATCCTGAGTGTAGACACCAACGCTTACCCGGTCGGCAGCATCCGCAACCACTACATCGGGGAAGACGATGTGATGTTTGACGGCAAGATCAAGAACCTTCTCGTCGCAGCGGTCGGTCTGAACGACGGCATCGACGCGGAGAAGATCGAAGCTGAGGACTGGTACCAAGTGCTAGAGGGCTCCATTAAGCCTCCAAGCGCGTTCTTGAACCGCAAGATCAAGCTGGCTGCGAACTACGACTTCAAAGCTGAGGGCAAGAAGAAGCTCAAGAAGAACCCCAGCCTCGAGAGCGACCCTGACTTCGTGAAGGAGTACCAGTTCCTGAAGAAGGAGTTCTTCGCTCACGACGAGACGCGCGCGAACGCACTTGCACTGGCGCAGAAGGCCAAGAAGTAACTGTCACCAGTTGACGAACTAGAGCATCGACTGCTCTACCGATGTGTCAGCGAACACCGCTGGCGCAAGCTACGACTAGACGATTTCTCTCGGCTGTACGTGGACGAGGTCGGCGACGCGTCCGACATCGCGCTCTCCACCCACTCGTTCGACTCGTCCACGTACGGCACCTGTTGTGTGCATCATCTCGAGAACGGCCTAGCGGTACTTGAAGCCCCGCTAGGTCGCTTCTCCCTCTTCGAATCCAAAGCGAGATGTGAAGCCCGTGATCACATCAACGCGTGGGCGGAGTTCGCCCGCGGTCGTTGGGACTTAGACGTACCGCAAGAGCCAGGTCAGTACTTCGTCAAGGCGCTTGACGGTCGCAAGCAAGCAGTACGTGAGCTGAAACGTGTTGATGGCCGATTAAAAGATGTGACGCGCGGAGAGCCGTTGCCGCGTGTTGGACTCGTCTCTGAGTGGCGGGGCTATTGGTGGTTCCCGCGCGTGCCCTCTCTACCGTAAGGATTGAGTCATGATGCTAACTCTCGAGCGTCTCAACCAAGAAGCAACACTCTACGCTGACGCATTACTCGCCCGTATCCATGAAGCGGCCGAGCTCGAAGAACAGTATGAGTCCGAGCTTGCCGCCGCTGCGCTCTCTTACAATCAACTGCTCGTCGAGAACGAGCGCCTCAAGGCAGAGAACGGCATTCTCAAGACGTTGCTCAGGCCCGTCGTGACGATGCCGTATCCAGACGAATTGTGAAGCTATACGCAGTCGATACTGAAACCGCTCTGATTGGTCGGGGCGAGGACATCGCCCCCCGCCTCGCTTGTGTCACGTACTGCGACGATAGTTATGAGCCTCAGATTCTGCACTGGTCTGAGGCTCTCGACTTCCTCGTCTATGTCTACGACGAGTGCGAGTCCACGTGGGCAAACGGGACCTTCGACCAATGGGTCATATTGCGTGCGTATCCCCAGCTAAAGCGCAAGATATGGCGCGCACACGAACAAGGACGCGTGCATGACGTACAGCTCAGACAGCGACTGATTGACCTTGGTACTGGTCAGTTGGAAGGCTTTCGCGCGGCGGAAGATGAGAAGGTCAAGTTCTCATACTCGCTCGCTGCGCTTTACGAGCGCCACGGGTTCGGCACCATGGACAAGGGCGCGGACACGTGGCGGCTCAGGTACGGCGAACTGATCGACGTGCCACTCAAAGACTGGCCGATCGAAGCAGAGCAGTACGCGCGTAAGGACGCGAAGGGCACGCGCCAAGTGCACGCCGCTCAGGATCACTGGCGCGATCTCCTCGACGACGACCCCCGTCAAACCTTGTTCGCGTTTGCCCGACGCAAGATGGTGCACCGAGGCATCATCACGGACGGCGCGACTTGTGACCTGTACCTCTCCGAAGTTCACGCCGAGATCGAGAAGGCCCGGCAGACGCTGCTCGCGCATGGTCTGATCCGCGGCTCTGTCGACCTCGACGGCAAGCGTGTCCCGCCCAGCAAGGTCGGCACGAAAGACATGAAGCGTGCGCGCGAGCGCATGGAGCGTGTCTGCGCAGAGGCTGGCATCGAGGTCAAGCGCACGCCGAAGGAAGGCGTCTGTCTCAACGCAGAAGCGACTCGTGACAGCGGCGATCCGGTACTCAAGGCGTACTCGCTCTACACGAGCGCAGCCACGACGATCAGCAAGGTCGAGATGCTCAAGGAAGGCAGCAAGGGCCTTCCGCTCCAGACCGAGTTCGTCAACCTGCTCGAGAACGGTCGGTGCAGTACACGCATCCCAAAGTTGTGGGTCGGCGTGCAGATGCAAAACCTCCCGAAGGTCGGGCGGATGCGCAACTGCTTTATTGCGCGCCCTGGCTACGCACTGGTCGACATCGACTACGCGATGCACGAGCTCGTCACGGTTGCGCAGGCGCAGATATGGTTGGGTGCCAGTCGCAAGCTGGCCGATGCGCTCAACGACAATCGCGATGTGCACTGCGACGTCGGCTGCGGCTTGATGGGTGTCTCTTACGAAGAGATGCTCGCAAACAAGAAGAAGAAGCCGTACTCGCTGCACCGAGACCAATCAAAAGAAGTCAACTTTGGCGGCTGGGGCGTTATGTCGGTCAAACGACTGCGCGCCTCGATGAACAGGAAACGACAAGACGGTGATCCCCTCGTCGATGACTGGCGCGCAGCAGAAATCATGCGTGCATGGGAAACACGCTGGGATCCAGAGGAGTACTTCAGTGCGGTTGCTCGATTTTTTCCCGACAACAATCGATGGGCGCTTGGTTCGATCCGGCAGTTTGTCTCGAACCGAGTACGTGCGTACATCGCGTTTCCTGATGCGTGCAACGGGATCTTCTCTGGCCTTGCCGCTGACGCCGCGGGAATGGCTTACACTGCTGTCTGCCGGGCATGTGAATTGGCAGAGCCAGGTGAAGCGCTCTACGACTGTCACCCAGTACTAACAGTTCATGACTCGATTGTGCTAGAGGTTCCCCTGGCGACGCTACATGCGAGCGCTACGGAAGCGACGCGTATCTATGTCGAGGTCGGGCAGAGCTACACGCCCGATGTGCAGTTGCGCGCGGAGCCCGCGGCTTCACTGATGCTCGATAAGAACGCTGAGCCCGTTTATAAAAACGGAGAACTTCAGCTATGGGACAAGGCCGCCTAACAGCCAAGGACGCTATAACAATTGCGCTGCAGTACTTCTGGAGAGACCCCACTAAACTCAACAGTGCGGAGCGTCTAGCTATGACACTCATGGCTGAGATATCGCGACTGGAGGAAGGCATCGTCGAAGCACTCGAGGAGTCGCCCATTGACCGCGAGCAACTGGTCGCATTGCTTTACAGGAATCGAGATCGTGACAAGTGATTTTATTGTGGGCGCGTTTGTCGGCTTTAACGTTGCCGTTTTGGGACATGCGTTGTATACGTGGTGGCAGTCAGTAAAACAGAATACTTAGAACACATCGAGGTCGCGAGTTGGTTACGAGTTCGTGGGATCCGGTTTCACCACTCGCCTAACGAGACATACACGACGAGTTACACAGCCCTCGCGAAGAACAAGCGCATGGGTGTGAGCCGGGGCTTCCCGGATTTACTCGTCGTGTTGTCGTCGGGGCTTGTGTTCATAGAACTCAAGCGGGTGAAGGGGTCGCGGACAAGCGATGAACAGACGGCATGGCTCGAGGCGTTGACTGCGCTGGGTCACCGTTGTGCTGTGTGTTACGGGGCGAAGCACGCAATACAGACACTGGAGGGATGGCTTGTATGAACGAAGACCAGGCAGAAGAACTGTTGGACGCGGTTGGACTTGTGATCGATGAGTACTATGCGATCAAGAGTTCGTTACCGACCAAGCTCGACGACGCTATCAACGAGTTGATTATTAGTTACGAGTCGATTGTCGAGGACGAAGAAGAATGACGTTCGCAGTGCTCGCTTGTTATCTCGGTGGCTTCGCTGGTTGTCTCGTTCACTTCCGTGAAGAGACAGACGCGACTTGGTATGAAGCAATCGGCATGTCCTGGCTCTGGCCTGGCTGGTTGGGCCTTGCACTATGGAACTATTAAATGGCCAAATTCTATTGCGCGTGCGGTGACTGCTCAGGCACCGAGGTCGATAGCTACGACGAAGCCTTCTTCTACCATCACACCAACCAGCCCGCCCCGAAGAAGAACTCACTGATCATGGCGCTGGTGCCGGAGGGTGAGCCAATTCCCGAGCTAACAGCCAAGAAGAGTTCAAACCCGAAGGACATCGCGGGCACAACGCGCGCGCCCCTTCACGCAATACCAGTCGCAGCACTCGTCGAAGAGGCACTGGCGATGCTTGAGGGCGTGCTCAAGTACGGCTCGAACAACTGGACGCTCGAGGGCGTGCGTGCGTCTGTATACATCGCTGCTGCTGCAAGGCACACGTTCAAATGGTTCTTCGGCCAGCAACGTGATCCAGTGACACAAGTGCATCACCTCGCATCGGCGCGCGCGTGTCTCGGCATTCTGCTCGATGCTGAGTTTCGGGGAGTACTGCGTGATGACCGCCCGCCCAGCTTGAACAAGCTTGATGAACTGTTCTCGAACGCGGAAAATGTCGCGAAGAATCTATTCACTTTGTATGGGGACGTGAAGCCCCGCCATTACACGATCGAGGACAGTAAGAGCAAATGACAACGACACAATGGTTTAAGGATCGCATCGCAGTACTCGAGGCGCAAATAGTGGTCCTCGAAATGACCATCACAGCAGCGCAGGCGGGGATTGAATCGGACGCTGAAAAGGCGGCCGAACTGGACATAAAAGTGCACCTCAATGAGGCACTCGCAGTCGTGGAACAACTCAAGCAAGAGTTGCAGGACGCGCGGGACGAGCTTGACGCAATAACATGACATGGAACGCGATGGACGGCTTCGCGACCGGTAAGCGGCAGAACCGTCAACAAGAGATACTAACACCCGAAGTGATTGCTGACTTCGCACGTGAAGTGTTCGGCGGTCAGATTACGTTCGACCCGTGCCCTGCATCTGACCTGTCAGGGTTCGTTCGACCGCAAGGCTGGTCACATGGGGACGGGCTGCTCGACCCATGGCCTAACGGTACGTTCTGCAACCCGCCCTATAAGTACCTCAAGAAGTGGCTCGCGAAAGCGCTCATGGAAGCCTCGCTTTATCGCAGCAGTATCGTCCTCGCACCGGCACGTTCCCACCGTACGTGGTGGAGGACGGCTCGAGACGCGGCCAAGCAAGTCGGCTTCGTACTTGAACTCAATCCAGTTACGTTCGTGGGCTACACACAAGTGTTTCCGGTGCCAATGGTTCTGCTTGGCTATAACTGTGCCGGTGTCGATACAAAACTAGGAGCATACCTGTAATGGCGTTTTGGGACACGATGCCTCTCAGCGACGCGTTCAAGGATCTCTACGGGATGCACGTTTACCCCGTAGAGCACTATTTCGACGACGAGCCTGTGACTTACCGCGATGATTCCGGAATTCCCGAGTGGCTACTACAAGACAATGCGACCTATTTCCGCGAGCTCCATCGAGTTATGGACGATGTGCCGGCGCCGCTGGGCGTTCGCGTACCTCGCCGATGACCGAGACCCAGGCGGCTTCGCAACTGAAGCCGGCAAACGTGTTCATGCGTTACTCGAGGAAGCTGGTGACGGTGAACCTGCTGTAGTTGAACAGTGGGTCACGACACAGATCGGTAGCGACGGCGAGGAACGCATCGTTGTCTACGACCTCACGCGCATGGCTCACGCGCTCTGGCGTAAGAACCCAGGCGACCCCAATCCAGAGTTCGAACGTGACTTTGTCAAAGAACTGTTCGGTATACCTTTCAAGGGCGTAGTCGATCGGTTATCAGCGAAGTACATTCTAGACTACAAGACAACGGGCGGACTGCTCAAGTACGCGAAGACTCCGTTCAAGCTCAAGACTGACGTGCAACGGCTTGTCTACTGGGCGGCGTATCCAGAGACCGAGTACTCGCTCTGGCTCACTGGCACCTTTGCTAACAGCGAGGGCGCGAAGAAGGACCCAGATGCTATCCCCTACGAAGTCAGGGCATCACTGCTGCGTAACGAGCCGGCACGCGACACGGAAGCGTTCAAGCTGCATGTGCTCACGGCCGCCGAAGAGATTGCGAGCGTTGCACCTGGCACGGACCCAATGTCGTTCCCACTGCCAGACAACGCGCTCGCGTTCTGGGACTCACCGTGTAAGAAGTTCCCGCCTGACGGGTGCCCACACTACAAAACCTGTCACGCCAAGACGTCGAAGTTCTCGTTGAAAGTAAAGCCCGTGGAACTAGCTATCATCCCAGTAGACGTAAAACAATCTCCAGAGTATCTCATCGAGAACCTCTACATTGACTGCTTCCCACTGTTCAAAACCGACGAACCAGTCGTGTTCGGGCACACATTCGTGCACAAGGCAGAGCGTGAAGTAGCGACCGACCGGGGGCTCGACCATGCGCTGCTCGCTGACTTCGCGAAGGGACCGCCAATGATCGCGATGGAACTTGTCGCTCAGCTCGAACTGATCGCGCCTATCAAGCACTTCTACCTCGAGACGAAAACGAACGAAGGTCGCGGAGTACTCAACCAACTGATGGGGCGTTCGCGCCAGGTCTACAAGGGAATGTTCTGATGGAAACTATGATTGGCATGGTCGCAACTGGTGCAATGATCGTGGCTCTTGCTATTGCGTGGTTTAAATCATGATGATCCGACTTATCCTCGACAAGGCTGCGGACGAGTGCGTGCAGGAGCTCATGAAGCTCACGGCTGCCGAGAACGTAGGGACGGTGTTTCAAGAAGCGCTGACGATCTATCGAGCGGTAGTCCATGCGGGCGACGCGTTCGAGAAGGCGGCGGACGTGTTCGCGCGTCTCGGCAATGATCAACCTGACATCGAAGTGACAGAGCACGCCTATGAAAACAATCCTGCTTGATTGCGACGGCGTAGTTCTCAACCTCGCCGCGACGCTACACAAGTTCGTGCAGCGCATGCTCGCACGGAAGGTGCCACCGCCCGAGTCGTGGAAGTCTTACGACTTCAAGGATGCGATGGAACTCACGAAGAGTGAATGGGAGTTCATCAACAAGATGCTCGTCCGTAAGGATCGCATCGGGTACCACATCCCGTTCTACCCGCAAGCACAGTCGTTCGTCGAGCATCTGGGGTTTGAGAACAAGGTCGTATTCACAACTGCGCCTTGGCGGGGCCTCGATCACTGGGTAGAGGCGCGTTACGGAGTGCTCGATCACTTCCTCAATCGGCGCAACTATCGAATCGTGTTCACGCACGACAAGGATTTGATCGCGGGCGATTGGCTGATTGACGACAAGTGGGAGAACATGGAGAAGACGCCCGAACGCGGCGTGCTCTACCTGCAGCCGTGGAATACGAAGTTCTCAAACTTCGCCGCGTTCGTCGCTCAGAATTACACGGATGTTCTGGCGATCCTGGACGGTCATGTTGATGACGCTTCCACAATCACTCAGATTCAACCTCGTGGAAAAGAGAAGCCCTTTAAAAAAACGGTTGCGAAAGCGAAAAGGTTGTAAGGTCTGGACATTCTGGGGTTACGACTACCAGGGTGTAAGATACGAGACGACCACACATCAGACTGACTTTGAAGCTGCACTCAATGCGGCCAAGACGATCGAACGTGAACGCGCCGCGGGTCCTGTTGCGAAGCCTGTAAAAGGCCCCTGCACCCTTGCTGGTGCGTTCGCGTTGCTCGCCGGTCACGACGTACTCAGCAACGCGCGCCCGAACACTGTGCGCTTCCACACGGACAGAGCGGCGCATCTCTTACGGTTATTGCCGAGTAACGTCGCCGACATCAATCTTGATGCTTACACGATCGCACGTCTCGGCGAGGGCGCAGACCGACACACGATCCAGAAGGAACATCGTGTGCTCAGGCAAGCTCTACGCCTCGCCGGCTACGACGTAAGCAAATACAAGGTTGCTGGGTTCGTGAACAGTAAGCACTTCTATACGCCTGGTGACTCGTGGCTTGAGGAAGTCGTGCACATTTTCGCGTTGCTTGACGAGCTCGACCCGACCCGCCGCGACGACGTTCTAGCCTACGTCAATACGGGCTTGCGTCGCCGTGAGCTGCTCACGATTACTCGCGGCCGTGTGAACCTGACCAAGCGTGAGCTCTACGTCGACGAGCTCGACAGGATCACGCTCAAGACGACAGGCGCCAAGCGTGTTTTGCCCCTGAACGATGTGATGGTCTCGGTACTGACGCGACGCACGGACGGTTTCAGTGAGTGGCATAGCGGTAATCGCGACATCAACGCTGCTTGGAAGCGTGCCAGAGCCAAGTTAGTAGCAGCTGACGCCGACCTCGACGAGACGTTACCGGCAAGGCTCACGTTCAACGACCTTCGCCGAACGTTCTGTAGTCTGATGCGTAATGCTGGTGTGAGTTTCGAGGATTGTGCCGATTTGTTAGGGCACGAGGACATCACGATGGTCCGCCAGGTCTACGGGCGCGCTGCGTCCAAGACCCTCAAGGCTGCGATCGCGAAGATGCCGAGCATGAGTTATGATCCAGGAAATACTCGATCGACTTGCGAAGTTGGAAGCGCAGCCCCGGCTCCCTGAGCTGCTGACAGTCAATGAACTCGCGGCGTTGCTCAAGACGAGCCCCGCCGCGATTCGGCTCAGGCATTCGCGTGGGAAGTTGCCGGCACCTATCGGCGTGGGCAAGAAACTGATGTGGCGCGCAAGCGACGTGGCTGGGTGGCTGGCGCGATGAGTTGTCAAGCGTTTTCGTTCGAGACACTTACGCCCGAACAGCAGGAGGCTTTCGCGCGCGCCCTAGCAGAGTTGCTTTGCGCCGTCGCCATAAAAAAGTACGCTGAGAAATATGAGAGCAGCACACCTTCTTCCGCCGCCAGGGACGCTAGCTTGCCTGTACGGGCGACGTAGCAAAGACGAGGGGCAAGAAGACTCTCTCGACGTCCAGCACAACGGCGGAACAGCTTTTTGTGCTGAACAGGAATACAAGGTCGTACTTGAGATCGCAGACGACGGCATTTCCCGCGCCGAATTCGTCAAGCGTCATGGCCTGAACAAACTTGTGGTCGCCGCCAAACGGGGCGAGTTCAAGGTTCTAGTTGTTCGAGACAGCAGCCGACTTGGCGGAGACATGGTCAGAACCGCAGCGCTTCTCCAAGAGTTGCGCGAGTGCGGTTGCCAAGTCGTCTATTATCGCACAAAGCAAGTCGTCGAGCTGGCCACGGCACAGGATCGGTTGATCGTCCACGTTCTTGGATACAAGGACGAAGCCGAACGGGAGACGACAAGCGACCGTACACGCGAGCACCTGCAAGACAAAGCAAAACAAGGTCTTGCCACTTGCGGTGCTCCGTACGGGTACCAGACGATCGACAAGCAGTTTGTTGTGCGAGAGGATGAAGCGCTGATTGTGCGGCGAATCTTCTCGTCCTACGCTAATGGCGCAGGTCTGCGGGAGATCGCGCACGAGCTCAACGCACAGCACATAGCACCCCCCAATCGTCGCGGTGAACAATCAGCGGCGCTGTGGTCGAGGCAAACGGTGCGTGGACTGCTCACACGAGAGCGTTATATCGGACGGCTCGTTCGTGGAAAGACGCAGGACATGTACCGGGGAGGTACGAAGGTACGCGTACGTCTCGATGCGTCTGAGCACGTGGTCAATCCCATCCCGGCTATCATCTCTCAGGATTTGTGGGACGCGGTTGCAGCGCGGCTCGCTCGAAACCCTCGATACGGAAATGCGGTTAGCCGTAAGGGCCACGCGCCCAAGTACTTGCTCGTCGGGCTCGCTCGGTGTGCGACCTGTGGCGGCCCCATTTACGGGAGCAAGCGCATTTATCGCAGCAAGCGCGACAACCTCTCGTACATCTGCGGTCGCTATAGGGATCACGGCAAAGCTGCATGCACGAACAATGCGATCGTCGACATGAAGGGGGTTGACGGGCAGTTGGCTCTTGCTGTGCAGAACGCACTTGCACCCTCGGTGGTGAGCTCATGTTTTGGCATGCTACGTGAGATTCTCGCGAAACGTATTGACAAGGCGCCCGATGAACGAGCGGTCCTCGAGCTCGAGGCGAAGAAGCTCAAGCAAGAGCTAGGCCGCCTCGCTGCAGCTCTCGCGGCGACTGACAGCGCCGATGCCCTGGTGACTGCCATCACGGAACGTAACGCGCGTCTCAAAGCGGTTGAGCAACAGCTAGCCGTGGCCCCTGCTGCTGCGGAACTTGCCCTGTCGAGCCTCGACGAACTCGAGGCGCTAGCACAGGCCCAAGTGACTCAGCTTGTGGACGCGTTTTCAACGGAACCGCAACTGGCGCGGAAAGTCCTGCAGACGCTGCTAGTCGGGCAAATGCAGCTTTCGCGTGAGGGCTTGACAGCTCAAGTCAGCCCAGCGGCACTCTTGGGCGATCCCGACTGTGACGCTCGCCGCCCGCCGAGGAGCACAGACGGGAAAGACCTGTGGTCGGTTATCCGCCCAGAGGACGTTCCCGTTGTGCATCTGCGCGTACCCCTACGGCACGTGGCTTGAAAGGAACTTGCCCAGCAGCGACCACGCTCCTAGCACTCGCTCGTGGTCCTTGACCTGAAGGTACAGCGTCTTGGCACCGGTCGTGTGGAACACGCCCTTGTACGCACCGAAGAGAGGGCGATGAGGATGGTTGCCGTCGTTCCAGATCTCAGCCTCAGCGATGACGACTCGGCGTGTGTCGTCGCCGAAGGGCCAGAGCTCAATCGTGATCTTGAGCACGTCTCGCCTCCTCCCATATCGCAACAGCCGCGCGTGCTGCATCTCGCACAGAAAGCTCGGGCGGGTCTTCTTGATCGCCCCCGTAGCACGAGCACTTGCCCTCGAGATGCCCGACCGACCCAAGTACCATACGCAGATCGCACTCCCTGTGACGGGCGATGCAAGCCCATCCGCCTGGCTCGAGGCAATAGCTCATGTGCCCGTACTCGGACGGCGCAAAGGACTCGCCGCAGTGATGGCAGAGAAGACCGAGCCCTCGACGCTTATTCATGCTCAAACCTGCGCTCGTACTCAGCCATCTTCGCCCTGTGCCTACGCTTGCGTCGACGTGAGAAGTACTCACCGACTGCCAGCGTCAGCACGAAGTAGAAGAACGAGCCCACATACAAGCCCCGCCACGACACACCCAAGTAATCGTGCGCCTGCTGAAACACGAAAGTCGTCACCCAGAAGATACCGGCAGCCCAAAGTGGAAGCCGTCGCACTTCCTCGAACATGAGCGTGGCCGCCTGCATAACTACCGAGACGGCGACAATCGCCCCACAGTAGAAGGCATACGAGACCTCTGTCACGCCCACAGCTCCCCGTGCTTACTCGCGTCGAGCACACGTCGCATGTTCGGGAACATTTCCTGGAGAACTGCGCGCGCCTCCTCAATCGTAGCGAAAAACACAGTCGGCTGTGAGTTCGTCATCGACTTCTCGAAAAACTCCACGTGTAGGAGCTTGAACCCGTCACTCGTCTTCTGGATCAGCGCAATCTCGATTGACATGTTCTTGTCCTCGTGCTCGCATCGCCCGTCCCGAGTGACGAGCTGGGGGGACTCGTCACTCGGGTGTTTTTCCTCACATCCCGACTTCCGCCTCAATCTCGCGCATCAACTCGGCGAGCCTGATCAAGCCGATGCGCATCGCGATCCGCCGCAGTTGTTCCTTCGCGTCGACGCTTGGGGGTTGCGCTTTCGGCGCGATAGCAGCGATCGCCTCACGTGCAGTGACGCGTCTCGGGTACTTCCGCTTCTTCTTCGTCGCCCTCGTCTTCTTCTTAGGCCCCCCCACGGCTGCCTTGAAGCCAAGGTTCTCGTCATGCCTGATCTGGTAGACGCGCGCCTTCGACAGAGGAAAGCCCGCAGCATTCGTGGCTGTCAGCATTTCATCTATCGTGAGATCGGGCGGGAGCTGGCGAATGAAATCAGAGCCCGGTCGCCCCGTGAGCTTGGGTGCCGACTCAGCCATCGAAACCGACCAAGAACTCTTTGAGCCGCTGACGTGTTGTCGGCCTGCACGACTCTTGGAACCCAGCCAACACACGGTAGATCGTGAGGGGTGCCATCTCGAGTTGTTCTGAGAGCCAAGGCATCCCGTAGTGGTCGATGATCTTATGGATCACGTCTTTGCTCTTGTCGTTGAGCTTGAGTTCGAGCGCGCGGTTCTTCCGCCCGCGTGAGTACTCAGAGAGCAACTGAGTCTTGAAGCGCTTCTGTGCCTCGTTGTCAGGGGCCTTAGCGATAGCTAGTGGTTGTTGTTTACGAGCTGCTGATTGTTGTGCCATTACGATGTTCCTTGTTCCTTAGCGTTCATAAACCGTTCGCGATCATCTGGTCCTCAATGTAGCTACTGAGCAGCCCCTTCGCCCGTACGATCGCGTCGGGACCGTTCGCGTCGAGCACACTGTAAGCCATATCGATGATGGTCAGCGCTACCTGCAAGTCCTCTTTAGCTCGCAGTGCTATACGTAGCTCACGCTCGAGTTGAGAGTTACGTGTTGCGAGTTCTACGTACTTGGAGTCGAGCTCGGTCACAGCTTCACTGCCTTTAGTACCTTGTTCGAGATCGGCAGTCCGATCATGAACGCGAGCGCGCATATAAGGCGAGACGCGTTGTGTTCACTCAGTTCGATGTGCTGCATCTGATTGAGGTGAGTCACGCTCAGCATGATCGTGTCGCCTGGTGAGACACGTCTTACTTGTACCGGCCCGTCCATGCCTGCGCGCATCAGTGCTTGTTTGAACGGACTAGACATCAGCACTCGTGCCCCTGCCTCACGTCTACCTTGCCTTCGCCCCAACGATACAGCGCACGAAAACTAGGCGCGGCCATGAACGCCAGACTGTGAGCGTGAGTCGCTTCTGGGAACGTCTGCTCGATGAACGAGCGGGCCTCACGCTCAGAGCTACGAGTTACGTAATAGGGAGACAAGCCGCCCTTATGAAGGTAGCCATAGACTCGCCAGTCGTCCTTATCCTGAAACACAGCGAGATACATATAACCCGCAGCTATCTTCAGAGTCTTGAGTGCCGCAACCCATTCCCAGTCGTCGTCCGAGATTCCTTCCGGTCTGTCGATCGCGTGAACCTGAAGCTCCAGCTGTATCGTCTTCATGAGGTGTGACTTTACCGAATTTCTTTTCTGTGGGAACCCATACGAAAAAGATTGCGCGCACTCTGTAGGTGTCCCACGATGGGGGCATCGTGGACAAGTCCCTTCTATCGCCACAGGTCGTGAAAAACAAGGCAGGGGGCGCCGCTTACGCGCTCTCCAACAAAGAGGCCCTCGCCCAGTATGCAGCCACTGGGTTTTTCGGCAGTACCTACTACACAGCAGCCACTGAGCAACTTGACGACGTCAAGAAGCTCACCGAGGGCGTCAGCGATGAGTTCCTCGCCAAGTGTGCTGCGTATGCGCGGCAACAGGGCAAGCTCAAGGACATGCCGGCGTACCTGCTGGCCGTGCTTGCTGCTCGACACACCCCGCAGTGGTTCGGTCGCGCGTTCCCTCATGTGATCGACAACGGCAAGATGCTTCGAAACTTCGTGCAGATCATCCGCTCTGGCGTGACGGGTCGCAAGAACTTCGGGAGCCAGCCCCGGCGCCTCTGCGAGGATTGGCTCAATCGCAGGCACCCGATGGCCCTCCTGCGTGACAGTATCGGCGAAGATCCAAGCCTCGCGTATGTCATCCGGCGCCTGCGACCCGAGCCGAACGACCCGGCTCGTCGTGCCCTCTATGGCTACCTCACGGGCGATCTGGTTCGGGTCTGCAAGCCCCGAGACAAGGCCCTCCTCAACACCATCATTGCGCGTCAGCGGCAGTTCGACCTACCGTACACGCTCGATGGCGAGTCTGTCACGGTCACGAGGTACAATGCAGACCTTCTCCCCGACACCATCAAGCAGTACGAAGAGTTCAAGCGGACGCGTACCGGGGCTGTGCCCGACGTTGATTTCAGGCTCCTAGATGCGCTCGGACTGTCGAATGACGAATGGGCGGAGGTCGCGGCTCGCGCGTCCTGGACGATGACTGTCAAGAATTTGAACACGTTTCGTCGTCATGGCGTGCTCGAGAAGCCCGCGATGGTCGAGCTCATCGCCGACCGGCTTCGCGACAAGGAGCTCGTACAGCGGGCGAAGACCTTCCCCTACCAGATCTTGTCGGCCTACTTGGCCGTGCAGGAGACCAAGACCCAGCCCTGGCAGTTCACGCCGCCCTCGGGGGAGACGATGCCCGAGCTCATCGTCCAGGCACTTCATGACGCGATGGAGCACGCGCTTGAGAACGTGCCCTTCCTCGACGCGAACGTCGCGATCTGTCTCGACGTGTCGGGGTCGATGAACAGCCCGATTACGGGCGTTCGCAAGGGCGCAACGACGAAGGTGCGATATGTAGACGCAGCGGCGTTGTTCACAGCTGCGTTCATGAAGAGGTCGAAGAAGTCGATCGTGTTGCCCTTCGACACCCGTTGCTTCATCGCCGAGGCGCAAAAGAACATGACGGTGATGAACTTCGCAGAGCAGCTGGCGAAGCTGGGCGGGGGCGGCACTCAGTGCGAGTTGCCCCTCATCGAGCTCAACAAGCGCGGGCTCAACCCTGACGTCGTGATCTTCGTGAGCGACAACGAATCGTGGGCCGGCAGCTACTACAGCAACACGACGGGGATGATGGCCGAATGGGCCAAGCTCAAGAAGCGCGCGCCACACGCCAAGCTCGTGTGCATCGACATTGCAGCGATGAGTTCGGCACAAGCGACGAGTGCACCTGACCGTCTCAACGTGGGCGGCTTTAGTGATTCTGTGTTCGAAGTCGTGTCGGAGTTTTTGTCAGGCAACGTAAAGAATTGGGTTGCAAAGATAGAGGCTCTGGCGCTATAAGTATCGGGTGACTGGCTGTTGACAACAAACACCCCCGTTTTCTGTCAGGCATAGCAGTCAGTCACAGTCTTTACGCTACCGAATTTCTAGTTGGCATTACATCCACTGCTAATGGGGCGGTCGCTGGTTCGAGCCCAGCCGTTGTTTCGCAAGTTGCGACGTAGCTCAGTTGGTAGAGCTCCAAAAAATACTGTCAACGCTCACTCGTCGGTGGCACCCTTTTCGCTGTTGAATTTCAGTTGGTACTACATCGCATTTGGAGCCGGAAGTCGTTGGTTCGAATCCAACTACCTCGATGTTTTGGGGTATAGTTCAGTGGTAGAACGCCGTAGTTGTATCAGCGATTACTCGTCAACAGCTCACTCTCACGGTTACCAGATCCAGTTCGGGACTACATTTTTTACATGAACAAGTCTCGAGCGACTACTCGCTGGTAACACTCTCACTATTGCGGGTTGGAGAAGTGGCATCTCGCTTGGCTCATAACCAAGAGGCCGTTGGTTCGAATCCAACACCCGCTACCGGCACCACCACTGAATTTTGCATTAGGCACTACATAAATCCAAACTGTGTACCCGGTTCGAATCCGGCTTGTAGGCGAGCGGCTAGCCAACAGTAAAAACCAAGTGTCTGCAGTTTCCTCGTCAGTGACGCCGACCATGTTACGTCAGCCCGTGTAGCTAATAACTGCGCGGGCTTTTTCTTTATGTACTTCGCTCTACCCGCACAAATCGCAAGAACTCAAGCGGATGATGCCCTCGACTATCGAGTTGCCCGCTGGCTGTATAACGTTGGGGCCTGGGGGCGCGCCATGAACAAGCAGCTTGTAGCGCAAGTACGATCGGCCGAGACTCGCGCGGATTACGAGACCTATGTACTACGCCAGGAGCGCAAGTGCTTGCTCGCGCAGCTCGCCATTCAAGAGCATGAGAACCAGCTGCTAGAATCACTGTATGCCCAGACGACGTCCACGCAAGTACCTGAAGAAGACCGAGCGGAAAGTGCTGACTCGGGTGAGACGAGCGGCGTTGAAGCAGGCACTACTCAAGAAACCTGAAGACGCGAGCAAGCGTGAGCGTCCGTGTGAGCGCTGGGATATTTGGGACTATGACTAACTGCTATACTAGTGCGTGCAGTGCAGGTGCGGTCGAATACGCGACCGACAAGATAGAGTCAGATGTGCCGAGTGTCGTGAGCGCCCCAAGCGAGACGTGTTCAACGCGTACGGCGGACCACGCTGCATCTACTGCGGCTGTGAAGACCTCGACGCGTTGAACCTCGAGCACCGACACAACGACGGGAACATCGACAAGCGCCGCGGACTCTCTGGCCAGAAGCTCTACCGCTATCTAAAGGCTCAGGGATACCCGCAAGGGCGTTTCGACGTTGCCTGTGCAAATTGCAACATCATCAAGCAGATTCGGGGTCTTCAGTACTTGCAGACCCTACGATCCACTCAGCCATGCCGATCACCTGAAACTTGCCGGTTTCAACCCGCAAGTACATAGACCCTGGTGGCTCGTCGCGCTGTCTGGGCACGAGCGCGTAACACTGCACGCCCCACGCTTTGACCTCGCTGACAATGCACAGAAGCGCCCCCCACGGTGACTGTGCTGGGTCGAGTTGAATCACGTCATTGATCTTGACCATGGCTATTAAAACCGAACACAACGGCGCCAAAAATGGCGGCGGTTATTGGGGTCTGCGAGTCGCAGCCAAGGCTGTCTCGCGGCGCTTACGACGACGTAAGGCACGCAAAGACATCATTGAAAGGCTGAAAGATCAAGAGGCCAAGGGTCTTGTTTACGCTTCGGTGCGCAATCACGGTGACCGATGACCTCGGTGATGCTCGGGTAGAGACGCTTGAGCTCGCTGATCGTAGCGCGTAGCTGGGCTAGCTGTGGTTCCGTGAACGTCTGCCAGTACCGGTACGTGCTCGTCGATGGCGCCCCGTCGTGGACTTCGTTGGCTGGTACCTCGGTCCCGTACTCCGCGCTGTAGAACTTGCCGTCCTTGAGCACGAGCGGCCCGAACGATACGAGCTCGATGCCGATGCTGTACTTGTTCAGGCCCTTGTAGCCCTTCCACTCGCTCTCGCCCGCGTGCCACGCGCACTTGTTGAGGGGCACGAGCTGGACGATCTCACCAGCCCGCCCGATGAGATAGTGCGCGCTGACTTTGCTCTCTTTGTTGAGTAGCCTGTCGCGCGTCGTCGCGAAGTTCCCGCTCGCTGTGTAGTGAACGACGATGAACTTCGGGTCTTTGAGAATGCCAGAACAGTTAGGAGAGAAAGTCATAGAGCGTCTTATCAACCCACTCGACGTCAGCGAGCGCCCAGAGCGGTTCGGGCCAGTCTTGTCGGTTCACGTACGCGCTCTGTGTCTTCTCACAGCCGTCACACACGCGCTCGACGGCGATCTCGTTGCCTGTTATCCAGTCGATGCGCTTCACCTTGAACATGCACACGTGCTTGCGCACGAACGGCTCACGTAATCGCACGTCTCATCTCCTCCGCGATCACAGGGAACTGCAAAAGATGAGGCGACGCGTTAGCCTTTTTTACGAGCCAACGTGCCGCCTTATCTGTGTCTACTTTGTGCAACCACTGGTAGAGTGGTCGGTTATGTTCGGGACACTGCGAGATGAACATGTGCTCCTCTCGCATCTCTTCGAAGCCCGGTGGGCACTCGTCAGTACCGATCGCAAGATACTGACACTCAGTGCACTCTAGAGGCTGGAGGCGATAGGCGCGGTAGTGTTCGACCACGCCTCGCATCGTCGCAATGGTAAAGCGAGGCTTACGTTTTGTGCTCACGCGAGCACTATAGTCCCGGTTCTGGGACGTTACAACTACGCTTTGACCTGCAAACGGAAGAACGGATGGATCGCCGTCGCCGCGATTCCCTGAGTGAGCAGTGCGCCCGTCTTGGTATCGCCCACGGCCATCGCAGTCGTCTGGGACGCAGTCGTGAGAATGCTACCGGTGGACAGGTCGAGCCCAACGCCCAAGATGACTGGCTGAGTCGGGGTGCTCGTAAAAGCAAACCGTGCAGCGGCCCACAGATGCGTTGCAGGGGAAACCCCGAACGCCGCTGCGGTCGCGTTGCCCTTCACAAGCCCGTTCGTATACGTGCCCGTGACGAGCGTGTCGAGCGTCGCGTTTACGTACTGGACGGTGAGCGTCTTCGCCGTGTTGTCAGGCGCGTCCGTGGTCGTGGCGAGATAGACCTCAGCAGCCTGCGTACCAACAGCCGCTGCGGTCTGAATAAACCTGATGTAGTCGACTACGAGTGACTTCTGTGTATAGCCGATGTAGCTCCAGTACACAGTCTGCGTGATCGTCTGGAAGCCGGTCGTCGGCACGACCTGGAGCGGTCCCTGCACGAACGTTTGCGACGCGGACGCGGCAAACGTAGCGAACTGGCCGTTCTCAATATTACTTACGTTTTCACCCGCGATGTGCGCAAGCTTGCGGTCGCGGGAACTCAATTTTCCCATGTCTACTTATTCTTCTTCTGTAAGGAAGCTTTCGTACCCTTAGTGGTCTCGGCTTCGAACTCTTTTAGGCGTCTGTCTGACCCGGAAAATAATAATAGAGCGTGCCAGTCGTCCCTGTGAGTGCAACAACGCTGATAAAGCGAGTCGCGCGACTGATCGGCACGCGCACCCATACGTTAGTGGTGATGGGGAATGCGTCGTTAGCAGCGGCCACACTCATGCTTGACGAATCGCCAAAAAGCACTCCTGCAGTCGCGCCAAGTGTCGCCATCACGATAGTAGTCGACCCCGAGCCATTGAACACAGCGACAGGTGCAGAGCCTGTTGTCGTGAAAGCAATCGAGTACGGAATGACTGGTGCTTGCGGCGGTCTATCTCTCATGTCACATACCACCAAACGGTCGTTGTGCCGTTTCCGAAAAGTGTCATATACCGCGTCGCTTTCGAGATCTCTAAAATGGTGTAAGGCTCGATTGGTATTGAATTCGACGCATCGATGGGGTCGCTAGAGTCACTAAATTCCGCAAATACGGCTGCGCCGGTCGGATGACCGATCACGAGGGTCGCAACACCACTTCGATTTTCGAACACATCGATGGGGCTCGAGTTCGTGAACGTTAGACTTTCGCGTGTCACGTCAGTGGGCGCGTGGGGTAACTCAATCATGGTGCATCCAACTAGTCACATTATACCATGCCTTCTGTAAGGTCGTTTTCATGCTGTCATTTGCCTTCTGCTCGACCTCAGCTTTGGGTGCACCGGGATTCTCTGCTTGAGCCTTGGCTATTTCGGGATGTTCTTCTCGACCTTTGTTCCAACCCAATCCAGCGCCCATTCGAGCAAGATCACTGCCAGCCTTAGCAGCAGTTCCGATGCCTTCAAGTCCTTGTCCGATTCCATATTGCGCATTGAGCCCCGTCATCTTCTGTGCGGCAGCTGCCGTCGCCTTCATGCCCCCGCCGATGAGAGATTCATTGCCCTGGATCGAGCTCGGCGTCTTGAAGTCGCGATTGGTACCAGCAGCGAGATTTTTGTTTACGTCTGCGATCGTGCTGAATGTCTTGTTCGCGCCGCGGTAATCGTCGACGAGATCGGGTGTGAGGTTCCCCGCTTCGACATGTTGATTGAGCGCGCCAGTGAGCGCGTCACCAGTGCCCTTCCAGGCGTCACGGGTCGCAGCGCTCATGTCGCCCTCGACCTTGTTGAGTGGGCGCCCAGTGAAGTTGCGCGTCTGATTACCGAGCTCACGGCGCATTGCCATGAGCTGTTCCATCGTGAAACCAGTGCTGGGATCAGCGGGGGTCATCGGACGGGGCGTCTGCGGGAAGAACCCGCTATCCATGGGCGCGCTCGTGGGCGAGATGCCTGAGACGTCGAGAGGGTCTGCGGCGCCAGGAGCGAGGCTGCTACTCATCGGTCGTGAGCCCCTCTCTGTTCCGCCGTGCACAATCGGCCCGACGATTGGCGCGCGCCGAGACATGCCCAGAGGCGCCATCTCACCTTGCGGGAGGGGCGGGTTGTCCGGGTACAGCGCAGTGGGCGCGAGCAAGTTGTCAGGCTCGAGGTCCTGTCGGGGCTGGTCGAGCTCGAGTCCAGGTGCCGCCGAGTCGCCCTTGAACCGCGGCGTAGGCTCCAGCACGGTTTGTTTCGCAGGTGCCAGCCCAGGCTCTTGCGGCGGCAAGACAGGCTCATTGCGCGACATCTCGTAAGGCGCGGGCCAATAGCTTGTGTCTACTGGTGCTTGCCCCTGTGGGAACGTCTCGGGCGCGTCATGGATAGAGACAGGCTTGCCCGCTCCCCACTTCTGCGACGGGAGCATATCCATTTGCTCGCCCAGCCCACTGAGCAAGTTCAAGTCGGTTGACACACCGGGCGCATTGGCGCTCATGTCCGGCACACCGGACTGAAGCCGATCCATTCGTCGCTGGTGATGGCCACCCAACGGCACAGTTTCACCGCCAGGCGTCACAGGCACGTCGCGAAGCTGACTGCCAACCTGGTTGAGCAGATCTTCGTTCGCGGGCACAGGCAGTGCTTCGGGCCTACGCATTTGCGGCTCAGGCATGCCAGACATCAAATCTTCGTACGGGCTCGGCGACATGTTCGCGTCACCCGCGCCAGCTTCCATCGCTGGATTGCGGAGCCGGCCACCGGGCTCGAGATCGAGAATCGGCTGGCTGCTTACTTCAGGCGTGCTTGCTTGGTAGGGCTTCGCGAGATGTGAGGTAGTGTCGATCTCACCCGGACCAGTCGGCGGCGGAACATCGAGTAGATTGCCATCGTCGAGAAGCTGTGAGCTCATCGGTGGTGCGTTGGGCTCGATCGGACCGGTAGGCTCGCTCGACAACACAGCCGGGTCGGGCGTCTCAGGCAAGCCAGGCTCGCGTGGGATTTGTTGTGGCTCTTGCGCGAGTGAGAACGGCTCAGCTCGCCCCGACTCGTTAGCAGTCGGTACTTCCGACGTGATGGGCGCGGGCTCTCGTACTGGTGCAGGCGTCGTCAGCTCTGATGCGAGGTCTCTGTAAACTTTCGCTTTGTCGAGGTTCTTCGCGTATTCAAGCGCGTTGGCCTGACCGTGAAGCTTCGCGTTGATCGGACTTACGTCAACGGGTGCTTGTCCAACAGTCACTGCGTCAGGCGCGTACTCGGACGTGTACTGAGCAACATCACGTGCTGGTGCGCCCGTGATCGCCTTTGTCGAGCGATCGAGTTCTGTGCGCGCGTTGTTGAGAATGCCGAGCGAATTTTCGCTCATGCGCTCGGGAGTATTACCGCGGAAAAAGTCGAGAATGCCGCGGGGTTTCGTCACACCCAAGTCGCGTATCTCTTGCCCGGCTTGCTGTACACCAGCACTGCCGCCTTCGGCGCGTACATCTGTAAGCTCGGCGGGGGACAGTGCGCGTTCGGCGAGCTTGCGGTTGGCTGAGCCTTTTGCGGCACCGCCGAGGCCACTAGCAACAGCATGTGCTGCGTCTAGTCCGCCGCCAAAGAGTGCACCGCCTACTGCATCACCTGCTGCTTCCGGGATGCTAGCTCCGTGTGCTAGCGCGTCTGTGCCGCCCTGAATACCGCCAGCCGCAGCACCGATACCAGTGCGCGCGAGCGGTGAGGCCGTTGCTGCTGCTGGCGAAAATCCGAGTGCACCGGCTGCGTACTGGCCGCCAAGTCCAAGTGCACTGCGGCCAGCAAACTTTGCGAGTTCCCACGGCGAGCTTTGGATGCGCTCAACTTCTGCGCGCATATCCGCGCCTGGTTGCTTTGTCGCCTCGACCTTCGCCTTCCACTCTTCATCGCTAAGCGGCGTGAACGCGTGCTTAATCGTGTCGATTGGATGTGCAAGCGCTTCGTACCAAGACGGTTCTTGGACGTTGGGCACAGCCGACGCGCCCTTAGCGATCAGATCATCGAACTCATCGCCTGCTGCTTGGCTGCCTTTTGCGATGAGCTCGTCGAACTCATCCATATTACATCTCCTCGACGCTTGCGATCACATCAGTATGCGACTTCAAGATCGCCGCTTGTTCGGGAGTCATGGCTTTTTGCGCGACCGTCTTGTCCTTGTCATTCTTCGTGATCTTGTACATCTTCTGACCCGCTTTGAGCGGTGCAGCTTGAGCAGCGGGCATGGTCGCTGGTGCTGGTGCTGGTGCTGGTGCACCGGCCTGTGCCTTCGCGCCTGCAATTTTCGCTGCGTCTTCGGGTCCGGGGGGCGTTGCACCGGGAATCGGTGCGGGTGGTGCGCCCGCTGCCAGGTCGACCGGCGCTTCGGGCGCGGGTTCAACTTGTCGCGTACGCGGATTGTATTGCGTTCGAGGAGGTAGAGCGCGCGCCGGTCGATCTGCCATGCGTTGTTCGGGCGTTGCCGCTCCAGGTGCCGCTCCCGGGTCCTGTTGACCTGCGAGATGGCCGCCATAAGATCGCACACCATCAACCCACATCTTGTCCACGTCATTGCGCAGAGCGCGCCAAGTTGCATCGCCTCGCAGGAACGCAGTGGGCGAACCAGCCATGGGAATCATGAGCTTTGTCTTCAAATCCTCCCACTTCTGCATCACACCGAGGTTGCTATAGCTGTCACTTCGAATGAAGTTCTGAATCGAGGTCTGCAACACAGCCGCTTCGTTCACAAGGTCATGTGCTTCAGGCATGATCTTGGTCCACTGATTGAGCGGGCCGAGCATTGTTAGTGCCTGTTCGACTCCACCTGGCAGTTTATGATCTGTTGCGTACTTGTGCGCGACCTGCACAAGTCGCTCTTGGATGTTCCGCATGCGGTCGATACGCTCGGTGAAACCAGCCTTGTCCTTGTAGAGCTGGCGCGTTTCTTCGACAGCTTTCGGCGGGGGTGGCGTCTGATTGTTCCACTCAACTTCAGGCACAGCGCTTTCGCCGCGTCGCTGTTGCTCTTTGCGAAGTTCGTCGTCGAGGTGCAGATTGCGCTCGGTGTCAGCTTTGAGGATGATGTCGCGCTCAGTGTTGGCAGCGTCCGCCGCCTTCTGACCAGCGGTATGACCCGCTTGCAACGTAATGTTATGCGCTGCTGCTGTTCCTTGCAGTGCTTTGCGCCCGAGGTCCTTGACCTCTTCGTGTGGAATGCCCGCCGCTTCAAGCGACGCTCGCCAAGCAATAGCTTGTGGATCGTTCGGGTCGAGCTCGGCGGTGACCTGGCCTTCTTGGAAGTTGCGATGCCCAGCAAGGCTGTCTTGCATCTTGGCGCGCTGCGCTTGGTCGATGTACTTGCTGTTTGCTTCGTACTCGAGCTGTGCACGCGTCTTTGCACCAGGAAGCGTCTTCATCATCTGCGCTTCCTTTAGCGCCGCCTCCTGGTTCGCCTTGTAGTCAGTCTGGCCATGCGTGAAGAGGTTAGACAACAAGGTGCTAAGGCCTCCAGCCATCGCAGCCTTTTTCGCGTCTTGTACCTTCAAGTCCATAGGACGCAACGGGTCCTTCATCGCCTGGTTCGGGCCAGCCGCGAGTACTCCACCGAGCATGTTTGCTGCGTCCGCCCATCCGCCGTGACTCGTGGGCGGTTTGCCCTGCTTGTACCAATCGGGCGCGGCAGAGACGAGACGTGAAGGAGTCATACCCCCGCCGTCGTCGATGATCTTCTGACTGAGCTCGCCGCTTCGCTTGATGTGCGCCTGCACGTCCTTCATCGGATAGCCGGTCGCGTACATCTCTTGTATCTCTGCGGGTGTCGCGGGCTTCGCGGCGTCCTCGACGTACGAACCAGTGCCCTGTCCGACAGCTGGTGCTGGCGCTTGGGTTGGTAACTTCTCGTCGGCTGCAATGAGCGCAGACAGATCAGGCTCAGGCCCGACCGTGGGCAACTGCGTGTTAGGATTTGGCTCGCGTCCCAATGGGTCTACGCCTTCGAAATCCGCGGTATGTAGCAAGTTGTCATCAGGGACCGCTGCACGTCGATACGGGTCGACAATGGTCGCAGTGCGATTGAGCCATGTATCGTTACGCGCCATTACATGCTCGCAATGAGGCCACCCGTGCTCTTACGAGCAATGTTGCCTGCGATGTCTTTGTCAATGTCATCCGTAAACACCTTATCCGCGTCGTTGAGCATGCCAGTACCAGCGTTGCGATTTGCAATTCCGCCCTGAGTCAGTCCAATCGTTGCGCTGTTCTTGGCGCCCAAGTCGCCGCGCAAGTTCGTGTTCAAGCCGGTCTCGGCTTGCAACGTGCTCGTCGCGCGTCGACCTTGTTCACCTGTGTCAAACTGTCGCCCCGCTACCTGAGCGCCAGATTTCGTGTTCATCAGGTTCTGATTGACCTGGTTATTGAACATGTTGACTTGGTTCGCGAGTGCACCTTCCTGCGTCTCAGCTCCACGCATCTTGGTCGCAAGGTCCGAGCCCATGCCCAGCATCTGTGTCGCGCGCTGTTGTGCCTGTGCGTCCGCTGCGAGGTTCGCCATGTAACGACGATTCGCTTCGTCCGCCTGACTCATCATGTTCTGCACGACCTCAGCGCCCGAGCCGTATACGCCGCGCGCCTTGAGGTTCTCAGCGATCGAGTCGCGCGCGCCCTTCATGTTCGCGTCCGCGGTCTTCTGCGCCATCAAGCGCTGGAACCGTTCGGCGGCCGTCTCAGTGGGATCACTGAGCGACTTCATTTTCGCGAGCATGCCGCGCTGTTCTTGGACAGTCGCGTCTGTTGGCTTCGCTGCGTTACTTACGTCGCCAACATCGCCGTAGAAGTTCGGGTTCGAGAAGAGGTCCTCGACCTTGCTGTAGTCCCCCATCGCGCCCTTGTACGCGTCGAGGTTCGACTGGTCGCTTGCTTCTACGCCCTGGTAGAAATCGTTGAGCTTCTCGCCGTCTGCGCCGAGAATGCTCTTGGTGAGCTTATCCCAGTCGGCACTGTTCGACGAGACCGCCGCCTTGAGCCGATTGTACTGCTCAGAAGTAATCTGACTCTTGATCTTCTGCAACTTCGCGTTGCGTCGATCAATGGCGTTGTTGAGGGCTCCGCCCCCGTAGTCAAACAGCAGATTCCCACCGAGGTCGTACTTGCCGATCGACCCCTCCAGTGAATCACTCTGCTTGGGGAGCGGTTGCCCGAGCAGATCCGCATACTCGTCTTGAGCACCCATTAGCTAACCACCTCGAAAGTGAGCGTATATCTAACGCCCTCTACTAGCCCTGCTTGATTGAGAATCTTCACGACGCTATTTCCTTGCCAGACCCAGTTTGTGGCTGCGCCCCATTCAACGACCGTCTCGGGCGCGCTCGTGAGCACTGCATTACCGAGCCTGATGATGTTGGGCTTCACATTGCGGGGCTGAGTGTTGCCCGCCTCGGGTATCTGCAACACGAATGGCACCTTCCAGACTACAGTCACAGTATAGCACTGATGATCTGGCTGGATTTTCAGACACTTCACGATTGCTGTGAGCAAGGTGATGAGCTTGCTGTCTTGCAAGCCCACGGGAACTGTGGGAGCGAGCCGCATTAGCGCTTGAGTGTGTCGCTAGCTACGCGATAACGAACCGTGAAGCCTTGGAGTTGAAAATTGAAGCCGATCGTCGTGTCTGGCTCGTTGTCCTCGTCCACGACGAACGACATGAGCCCGAGCTGCTGTTGATCCGACAGGGCTGTGCGCCGGGGCACCCAGAAATGCACGTCACGACTCAGCGCGACCATGCTCTGTGTGTTGTTCGGATAAGGCAACGTGTCCGTAGACGTATTGCGCGCATCAAACAGTGCTTGCAGATAACTTGTGTCGCTGCCGACAGTCGTCTCGACGTCCGCAACGAAGTAATTGACGTCCATCCACTGCTTGAGCTTGCCCTTGTCATCGGTCTGAAGCGCGTTGAACCAGACGGTTACGGGGAGCCAGCCGTCGCCAGCGGGATCGTAGAAGTCCGACTGCACCGTCAATGCAATGTGGTTCGCGGGCGCACCGGGGATGAAGACCTGTGAGATCATCCGGTTCGCATCAGGGGAGTACTGAAGGCTCGAGAAGAACGGTCTCTGTAGCCGCGTGAAGTTCTTCGTGTCGGTGTTGTACACGAGCGTCGTCACTGACGTGAATTCAGCAGCGGCCGAGTGAGCACGGTAGATGTTGAGCCAAATCTCGTTCCAGAACCGGTCGCCCATGATGCTGGGTCCCCAGAAATACGGGGCGCCCCAGTTCTTGATGGTCGTTGCCCACTCGCGAATATCGGGGCCGACAGCATCAGTGCTGATTGTCTGCGCGCCGTCCTCACCGATCAGACTCAAGCCGTCCTCAACCCAGCCATAGATCTGATTGTTGAGCGTGTTGAGGCAATCGGGGTGAAGCAGTGTGACCGTGGGATCGACTTGGTTCACTTGCCAAGGCGCGGCTTCGCCTGTCACGCGCCAGAGTCCATCGGTAGCCAAACACAACAATGCGGATTGGGTCGGTGCCATCTTGAGAAGTGTACCGGCACCAACGTCAATGTAGTTTAGCAGCGGAACTTCTTCGGGTTGCCCTGTCTTGGAGAAGAATAGACGATTGGGTCGTGTGTCGACTATCGAGACAAGGGGCTCTGTGAAGGTCGTGTAATCGCCCGTGTACTGGGGCGAGTAGTTCCGCCCGTTCGTCAGCGCGAGCTCGAAGTAAAGCACTCGTTGCCGAGCTGCATAGACGTTTGCGAATATGAGCGTATGTCCGTAGGCAGGCAGTGGATACGCGCTATTCCACGCACCAAAAATACGGAATCCACGCCACACACTGTTAGGGTGGTCAACGATATCGCCCGTGACCGTTTGCGTCGTCCCGTCAGCAAAATATATCTTCATTTTGTACTGATCGAGCGTGACAACCGTTGCAGCTGCACTATTCGCGAACGCCCAAACGTTGGCCAGCGTAATGGACGAAACGCCCACTGTTAGAATCGTGGAAGTAAGAGTGTTACCACCCACGGTAACGATCGCGGTTTGGCCCACAGCAAGACCAAGCATGTTACTCGGCGTTGTGATTCCAACGACCGCGGAGCCGTTAGTAACAGTGTTGTTGGTGCCCGCAACGCGACGACCGATGCCCTGGGTTTTATCTTCGTCCGAGAACAGCGGGGAGGACGCGGTGTAGCTTAGATAGGCCCCTGGAATCGTTATGGCGCGCGCGGGATAGGATGCTCGATTCGCGTAGAACATAGTGTCGCGAAACACAGCAATGTCTCGAGCGGTCGGCGGAGCGAAACTGTTACCGTTTTCACCTTGTTCAGTCGCGTTCGTATAGAGCGGAATGCCAGCATCACGAGCAGCATCGATTGCGCGATCCTGTAGTGTCAGGGTCTGAGACGTAATCTCGGCGATCGTAACACGACGCTTAGCGATGAGACGAAAGTCTTGGGGGAGCTCTTGCTGCGTCTCCACCTCAGCCTGCGTCGAACGATAGACAGAAACATAGACATCATATGCGGCGTCGTTTAGTACGAGCGGCTCACCATTTGAGATCAGGATTCCGATGTTGACAACAGATAACGCCGCAACCCCGTATACGGGAGTAATGGTGCTGACAGGACCAATCACCTCGAACGGTTTGTCAGTGTTCGTGGACTCGATCGAGTAATGCGCCCGATATTGGGCGCTGTTACCATCTATGAGCCAGCCCGCAGAATCCGAAACGACGGCCGCGCTCATCTGCGGCGGCATTAAACCCGCCCAGCGAAATCCTGACGGGTCGATGCCCGTCGCGGTACCATCGCTTACCACCTGTGACCACTTCTCGTTGAAGAGTGTGCGGAAATA